TCAAAAAATATTTAAAGGATTTTTTGAAAAATTGGTTTAGTTTTTTGTCAGTTTTTTGAATTAGAAGTAAAAAATATACAAAATTGGTTTAGTTTTTTGTTAGTTTTTTGAATTAACCGAGAGAAAACCCCCTTTTTGATTTACTTTTTTGTTAACTTTTTGATTTTGGGCTAAACCTCGCGCCTTTTTGCTTCACTTTTTTGTTAACTTTTTGATTTCGCTCGATTTTTCAATACTTTTTAAATCAATTTTTTAACAAAAAAGTAAATTAACTTTGAAAATAATATAAAGACATACTATAATATTTTCTATTATGGAAAATTTCTCTCTAACTTGTAATAACAAAAAGGTATGGGCTTTTTATCAAGAACATAAAAATATTGATTTTGAATCAATGAATATTATATTTGTTGACATTATGTTGAACCTATCTCAAGACATGAATTCTTCTCTCAGCAATAATATAGCAGCACAACTTTTAAACAATGTTAAATCTTTACAATCTCAAGTAAATAGCGTATCTGATTCTCTCAATAAACTTCAGGCTGAAACCATTAATACCTTTGGAAATAAATTCAATGAATTCAAAAAAGAATATTTTGAAGATGTTAAAATGATTTTATCGACAAATACTTCTGACAAAATCGCTCCCCTTGTTAAAGAATACAATTCAATTTTATTGGATAAAATTTTTATCATGGTGAATGATGTTATTCCAAAAAATAATGAAAATTTAAACAAACAAATACAAGAAAATATTAAAGTATTACACAATTCAATGAATGAAGATACAAATAAACTGGTGAATTCAACCATCAATAAAAAGTCTCTCGATGACTTCATTAATCTTTTGGATAATAAGATTTCAAATACGATTTCTAATTCTCAACAAATGATTAATACTATTGTTTCATCATCTGAAAAAAGATTAGACACTACAATTAATCAAATGAAAACATCTACTGAAAAACATATTTTAGATATTAAAGATATTTCGTCTTCGAATCAATCAACCCAAGTAATGTTACAAAATAATGTTGGGGAATTACTAAAAAAAATGGAGGTGTCTTCTTGTAAAGGTAAAATGTCTGAAAATGTTCTATTCAATATATTACAATCCTTGTATTCAACTGCGCAAATTGATATTGTTGGAGACCAAAAAGAAACTGGGGATATTATGCTTACAAGAAAAAACAAACCTACGATATTGATTGAAAATAAAAATTGGAGTCGAAATGTGATTCAAGATGAAGTTAAAAAGTTTATACGCGACGTTGAAATTCAAGGATGTTGTGGTTTATTTTTATCGCAAAACTATGGAATTGCCAACAAAGAAAACTTTGAAATCAATATAAATGATGGTAATGTTCTATTATATGTCCATGAAGTGAGAAATGACGCAGAAAAAATTAGAATTGCTATTGATATGATTGATAATTTCAAGTACAAGTTAGACGAAATTATTATTAACAATGGCAATAGTTATACGATTGACAAGGAAGTACTTGATGAAATTAATAAGGAATACCAATATTTTGTCTCTCAAAAATTATTACAAATTAAAACTGTCAAAGATTTTGGTCAAAAAATGATTAAACAAATCGAAGAAAATGATTTTCCGTCTTTGGAAAAATTCTTGTCTACCAGATATGCTTTTTCTTCAAGTAAATATGTTTGTGAATTCTGTGATTTTGTTGGAAAAAACCAATCTGCCATGTCTGCTCATAAGAGAGGCTGTAAATCAAAACTAAATGTTGTTACTATTGATGATACACCTCCTATTATTTCTCAACCAATCATTGTCTCTACTGAAAAAGATGTATCAGCAAAAAAAATAATAAAGAAATGATGATAAAATCAAAAATAAATTTATATACAAAACATATTATATAATGTCTTTTGTATATCTTCTTGTATCCACCGATAATGCCACCTATGTAGGCGCTACGGTGGACCTTGACCGCAGATTAAGGCAACATAATAAGGAAATAAAAGGTGGGGCTCACGCCACGGGTGCCAAAGTCGGCAAAGGTGAGACATGGGAACGCGCATGTCATGTCGCAGGATTCCCTGATTGGCAAGCAGCACTACAATTTGAATGGAGATGGAAACAATTAAGTCGAAAATTACCAGCATCCATGTTTCCTCTTGAGAGAAGAATGAAAGCACTCAAACAACTTCTCGCTCTAGAACGACCCACCTCAAAAGCAATGCCCTATTCTGAATGGGGTTCTCTCCCTCAAGTCAATTTAGAAACTCAAGATGCTGAATTATATTATAATAAATGTGATAAAATATAAAATTTTATATTTAATAGTAAATATATAAAGAAATATATGATTATCGGTTATATTCATATATGTCAAAAAGGTGAATGGTTACGGTCTTTAAAGATGATATTTGATAAAATTAAGGAAAGCGGATTATATGATATAGTTAATGAAATACGAGTTGGTATTTTAAATTATAGTTTAAAAATAGATCATTGTGATATATTCAATGATCCTAAAATAAATATTATTTATATTGGACATCCGGATGAATATGAAAGACCTACATTATTACACATGCGAAAATCAAGTGAAACCGAAAACAATTATTGTATAAAGTATTTTTATTGTCATACCAAAGGGTTGAGATGGTTTGGGACAGATAAAGAAAAAAATGTAGTTGACTGGATAAAATTATTAATATATTGGAATATAAATAAATGGAAAAATGCTATTAATATATTAAACGATTACGATACCTATGGTTGTAATTTTTATAAAGAAAATCAATATAATCCATCACATTATTCTGGAAATTTTTTTTGGGTGAATAGTTCTTATTTAAAAATATTAGATCAACATATTGGTAATGAATATAATGACCCTGAATTTTGGTTATGTAGAAAAAATGGTTCTTTTTATAATGCGTATAGTAGTGGTCTAGAAGGAATGGGACATTATGATAACGAATATCCTGAAGAAAATTATTTAGAAATTTAAATATTAGATTTATCTATTGTAAATACAATATCATCCGAACAATTTTTGTTTTCTCTTAAATCATATACTTTTATAAATTGTTTCACACTTTCTAATGTATGTGGTCCATCATCTAAAATAAAATCACATTTTATATTTTTGTTTAAGAAATTTGTAATAAAAAAATCTTCATTATATGCGTCGGTTGATGTATATAAAATAATTCTATCATCATTTAATAATTCATCCATTACACGTTCAATTGGAAGTACATCTAAACCATAAATTATAGCATTTGTGAAAAAATCTTTCCATAATTTTATACTACCTCCATTTTTTCACCAAAATCACCAATACCTATTTCTAATACAATTCTAGTTGTTTCTCTTTTATTCTCTAATAATTTTTGATATAAAGGTAAATATGAATGTTTCGTATTTTTATCTGTTTTTGAATTGTCTACTAATTCTTCTAAACTCATTATAATAGTATATAATACTATACTATTATATTTTTATTCATCTAAATTAATAATTTGAGATCCTTCGTTTTTTTTATCTTCTGATCTACCACACAAATGAATAAATAACGCATCTTTTTTATACGCATCATGTGGTCCATCTATACAATTTAACATATATGGGTCATGAATTATATATTTATCTGGTATTTGTGGTAATATAAATTCATATAAGGTCTTTTGCTCAAATGGAAATGAACTCCATGGATCGGTATTTCTATTTTCCCATATAAGTTTTTCATATTGTAATGCGTCTTTATTTACAAACTTTACTCCTGTATTTATTGGATAATGCCATGGATTTTCGTGGAATAAGTGGTATAATATATTTGTGTCTGTTAAATCAATTTGACTTTCAACTGGTAAATCATATTTATTTACATAAACATCAGAGTCAACCCATACAAACCATTTAGTATCTGGATATTTTATACTCGCTTTTTCTATACTAACACACCTTTTAAAATGTAATATATGTGTTTCAGTGCTTTCTGGTAAATCCTCGTCATAAAAAAAATGATATCCATGTTTATTTGTATATTTTTCAAAACTTTTACGACACCTTTGGGCATAATATTGTTCCAATGGATAATGCGATGATACAAAACATATATCTTTTGCTTCAAACATTTATAATAATTTAATTACTTATTTTTTATATTTTATTTAAACGTAGTTGTTTATTTTTTTCTAAACTTTATAAAATGACTATACAAAAATCAATTATATTATACCTTTCTTTTTATCCATTTTTACTTTTAGAAAAACAAGTCAATGAGAGAAATGGCAGATAAGTAATTATTTTATTTTTGTATATATTTTTATTTATGTTTTGTATATAATACATGTCCCAAGAATTTGATATTGGTGACTGGGTATATATCGATAAAGATAAACAAAAATACGGACAAATTATTGATCAAGATGATGATTTATACAAAATTAAAGCAACACAATGTGTAAAAATTGATGAAAAAACCTGTAAATTAGAAACGTTTCACCCAAATTACAATACAAAATGGATAGATAAAACCCATCTTACTCACATGGTTATCCATACAGTGAAAACAAAAGGGAGGATTGTCAAACAATCAAGAGGATAAAAATTCGTAACTCGTAAATATACAAAATAAAAATATATAAACCAATAGTAATTATATATTTTATCATGGAATTATTTCCTATAGTGAAACCACCTGAAAAAAAAGTATTTTTAAAAATGCTTGACCGTTGTGACCGTTTAGGAACAAATCTGATAAACTATGTTTCCCAAATTATTCACGCTTATAATAATCATTATTTTATTCTTTATAAACCTCACATGAATTATTGTGACACTATTTTCGTAAAATGTTTGATTGATTTTATTCATTTATATAACAGCACATTAAAAGAAAAATACGCAAATATAGAAGAATGTCAAGAACTTGTTATTTGTAATGAGAGCGATTTGAATTATACCACTTCTCTCACCGTTAGACATTTAAAAAGTGATTTGATATCATATTTTAAACAATATTTATATAAATACATTCGCCCTTGTCTTGAATCATACGCACTGGAAAAAAGTTATAACATTCCATTTGATCCAAAAAAAACCATTTTGGTTCATTTACGATTAGAAGATGTAATGACCTGGCCTAACTATGATGGAAGGATTTGCTCTGGTCATTACGCCTGGTTAATTAATAACAACGAAAAATGTGAATGGAGTTGTTTTGGATGGAAATATAATCGGCAAACCCCTTTACCTACTGAAACAATTCAATATCAAATTGATGACGCTCTGTTGAAATATCCGGGTTATGAAGTGGTTATTATCACATCGCCTGGTAATTATGGCACCGGTTTTTCTTACCGTTCTATCCGTAGTAATGATGAAAGTCTAGATTTATACTTGCTTTGTAATTCAGAGGTGATTATATTGTCACGAAGCAACTTTTCTCTCAGCTCCTTGTTTTTTGGAATCGCAAAAGAGGTCTATGTTCCCATGTGGGGACACTTGGCATGTATTGGTCCATGTACAAAATTTGATAATTGTAATTTCAACTATTTCTATTAGATGACATTTATTTCTTTTGGTATATTATATGACAAAAAAAAGAATTGGTACAAAAAGAAGAAAGGTTAAGAAACAAATGACACGTAAATCAAGGAAAATGAGAAAAAGTATGAAAGGAGGTAGTCGTCTATTCGTCCAAAAAATTACTCGTTGTATTCCTCAAGACCCAGTGAATTATTCAGATATTCCTATCTCTGTAAGTGGATATCAAAACAATGATGATGATTGGACGAAATTAGCTGAAAATATATCTCATAATGGACCTATTGAATTTCAATGTGATGGTAAAGATGCTCAAATATATGGAATAAATCTTGATATAAATTTTGATACGGGTACTAAAAAGGGTGAACTTTATGGAAAAATTGGAAATTCCGCACCTGTTCGTTTATGGTGGAATGGAAGACAACAAACATATGAGCCTGCTTCTTCAAATATATTGCCACCAACAGTTATTCAATCAACACCCGTAACTCCTCCAAGAATAACAAGAGAAAATGGTCCTCCCCCACTTAATAGAAGAAACACAAATCAAGGAGTGTATCCGCCAGATATTCCTACGATTGATGATGACAATAATGATATTGGTGTTAGTCTTTTTGAAAACGATATTCCATATTATCGTGGTGTTATTGGTTATAACAATTTGCGCAAACCTACTCGTTACCCTCTTCCCAAACCTCCTAGAACACAATAAATATTTTATGTTTCATTCTAATCATAAAATATTATACTACATTTTTTTCTTTTTCTAATTCCTTCTTTTCTTCTACTTTTTGTGCTACAGTTTTTTGTGTATGTAATGCTATACAACTTGTACTAGAACATCCTAAAGAAAACCCTGAGAAAAATCCACGAATTCTACCTAATAATACTGACCAACAACGAGTACAATCATCACAACTTTTTTTAGTACAATCACTTGAACCACAACATTTTGTGACTTCTTCTTTTTCAACCTTTTCATCTACTAAAGGAACATCTACTGGTTTGTCTTGTTCTTTTTGTTCTTGCTTTTCTTCCTCCATTTATAATATATACATACAAAAAATATCATTTTTCTACTAATATTTCCTTTGCGACTGCCCTGATTATTTTATTATAACTCTTTAGTGCCTTTTCTTTGTCTGTATCACACAAGCTGTGGTCTATCAGTTTTGTATACAGGTCGCTCTTTTTATGATTCGGATCTTTATATTCTGGATTCGCTTTCGCCCAAAGAGACATTTGTTTGATATTCTTGTGCTCTATTGCCTTAATGGCTTTTATCATTTGCTGTTTATCCTCGTCTTTATGCCAGGTATTATTGTTTTTAATGTGAATCACTTCCCTTTTTAGATCGCTACAGTGAATCGGGCGTTTGCTTATATCTAATTTGTTCAATCCCTTGATTAAAATGTTACTTATACCACCACAATAGCCAAGGGGACCAAAATTTTCAAAGTCAGTTAAGGATAGAATTAACGATTCCAAGAAATCACTTAAATTCAGAGCATCTTTACATGTCTCATTCAAGAATACATTCAGGTTGAATTTGTTATGATTGTTTTGCGTTATATTATTATTTGTTACACTCCTGTCTTTGCTTATTTCAAGCATTTGTTTATTCTGTTCAAGTATGAGTTCCTTGAATTCTTGGTTCTGTTTTAAAAGCTCTAGTATTAACTCACTTGAAAAATCCATTCCTCCTGGTACACTTTTTTCAGTTGGCTCTGGTTCTTCTATGTCTATGGTTATGTTTTCTTGTTGATTTTTTGTATCACACTTCTTTTTATGCTTCCATAAACCACTCTTATTTTTATAACTTTTTCCACACCCACATTCAAAGACTTTTTGAGACTTTGAGATTTCCACGGTTTCCAATTGGTTTCCATCCTTACTGACAACATGTTTATCGGTTAAAAGGTGTTTATTAAAATCGCTTTTTCTACAGCATGTATAGTCACAAAATTCACAATAAAAATTGTTGAGACTTTTTGAGACTTTTGAGATTTCCATGGTTTCCTAAAATGGAAACAGAAAAAATCTCTAAATCTTTTCCCAATTAAAATCTATTTTTATGCTCACAAAATTATGCTCTCGTGGAAAATTACTTGGAAATTCCAAGAGAGCTTTATGCTCTAAATGACCCTAAAAAACCGCATTTTCAACATGAATCCCCCTGATTTTGAAAAATGGACATACTAAAAATGTCCATTTTTACTTTTTCTGATTTTCTTTTGTTGAAATTTGAAAATTTTAGAATCTAGGTTCTTCGGTAAAACCTATATTTTTTGAATAAATAATAATAAAATTATCGTAAACACCGGGTTCTTTAAGTTGTTTTTGAATAAATATATAAAACCCCGAACTGGACATGGATAATATTTATTCAATATAACCAATATAGAAATAAGTATTTTATTTATATAATTTGTATGAATGATCCTAGTGAAAAGGAAATGAGTATTGTATTAAATAATATACATAAAAAGAGTGAAGTTCATAATTTCATTGATTACAATAAAACAATATGTATTAAACCGTGGGGATATGAATTTTTAATATTTCAAAATAAAAATATTGGTATATGGTTTTTAAAATTAAATAAAGGGCATAAAACATCATTACATTGTCATTTCAACAAAGACACGTTTATTATTGTATTGAAAGGATCCGCTAAAATAACACTAATAAATGATAAAGTCATTAATTTGAACAACATGGAAAGTATATTTTTACCTCATTATAAATTTCACGGTATTGGCACTTATTCTGATGAAACATATATCATGGAAATTGAAATCTATAATAAAAGTATAGATTTTACAGATAAAAATGATTTATTACGTATTGATGACCTATATAAAAGAAACAATAACAATTATGAATCATCTGTCACTATTGTAAAGGACAATTTAGATGAATATGAATATTTTTATTTAGAAAATAATTTTAACCAAATCATACAAGATGTTGAAATAAAGGTTGTTGAAATAAATTCTCAAACAATAAACAATATTGTGAAATCAAACAATTTCACCGTTTTATTAGATGGTTGTATCTATCAAAATTTCAAGTATTTGAGAGAAGGTTCTATTATTAACAGCACTGAACCTATCCACTGTTTAGAGGAAAAAACATTCGTATTAACATTAAATAAATATGATTACCAAGAAAATTCAAAAATTATTTATGACAATGAACAATTACAGCTTATTGTAAATAAATTAAAAAATGATGGTAAAAACATAATATTGTCGTCTGGGTGTTTTGATATTATCCATGTTGGACATATCCATACCCTGATGGAATCAAAGAAATTAGGAGATGTGTTAATGATATGTCTAAGTAATGACGAACAAATCAAAAAACTAAAAGGTGCTGAAAGACCTATTAACAATTATAAAGATCGTATTGATTTATTTAAAACAATCAAATATGTTGATTATGTTGTATTGTATGAAGAAACAAATATACAAACCGAAGAATCGCTTGGAACTATTATGAAAATAGTTGATCCTTTTTATTGGGTAAAAGGTACAGATTATACTGTACAAAAAATTCTGGAAAAACATCCCTATTTGAAAAATATTAAATTAATTAATAATATTGAAAATAAAAGCACGACAAATATAATTAAAAAAGTCAAAAATACAATATAAATATATTGTTATATTTATTCATTAATATGACAATATTCGTCTGTGGGTCATCTGGTATCTTAGGTAGGGAATTATGTAAATTACTAAAAAGCAAAAATATTGAATATACTGGTTCTTATAATTACAACAAGGTTGAAAACGCGATTCATTTGGACTTTTTTAATAGTCAACAAATAGAAGAATCCCTTATAAATTTGAAAGTAACCCTTTGTGTAAATTGTATTGTTGAGAGACAATTGGAAATATGCGAAAACAATTGGAATAACACAAAAAAAACAAATATTGACATTACCAATCATCTATCAAAAATATGTTCAAAATTAAATATACATTTCATACATATTTCAACAGATTACGTGTTTGATGGAATGAACGCTCCTTATTATCCAGATAGTCAACCGAATCCTTTACAAAATTATGGTATTTCAAAACTGATTTCAGAATACAAGGTAAAATCAAATGCCACCAAATATACAATTATACGTGTTCCTGTATTGTATACCGACAATATAAATAATTTACAAGACACAGCTGTTACATTAATCGGAAAAAAAATCTTGAATAGAATTGATACCAGTAAAGAGGACAATTTTTCAGTAAGAAGACCTAATTATATTCCTGATTTTTGTAATTTTATTTATGACATGATAATCAATCCTCAAGTCGGAGTATATCATTTTTGTAATCCCCTTGAAAAAGTAAGCAAATATCAAGTTGCGCAAATTATATCCGAATTTTTATGTAAAAAATTAAATGTCATTAGTATTGATACTGAACCAAACGATGGAGCTGAAAGACCGAAAGATACATTTTTGAAAGATACAAAATACAATATTTTAGACTATACATTTACTCCTTTAAAACGAGGTTTAGAGAGATGTTTTCAAAAACTATGGCACCCAGTTTTGGATATAAATCGTGATGTGAATACTAAAAATGTATTTTTTATGATTGATTTAGATGGAACACTTATTGATACAGATAAAATACACTATGAATGTTATAGAGATGTGTTAAAACAAGAAATGAATGTGGAATTAACTTACGATCATTATTATGACATATTGGAAAATCAAGGAATTGATTTTTATTTGGAAAATACATTTGGAACAGATATGAAAAATATAATTAAGACTCGCAAAAATGATAAAATTCAAGAAATTGAAACCATTCAATTCATCAAAAATGCGGATAGTTTTATTGAGTATTTAGATAAATATGATGTGAATCATGTTGTGGTAACAAATACGAGTTTGGTGAATGTAGAATATTTCAAAAAGAAATTACCGTTATTGAATAAAATCAAAAATTGGGTTGTTCGCGAAGATTATACAAATTCTAAACCATGTGGCGAATGCTATGAATTGGCAAAACAAAAATATTATAAGGATGAAGAGAAAATCATTGGTATTGAAAATACAATGAGCGGTTTTTCTGCTGTAAAAAATATTACAGATTGTGTATATATTGTTACAGATAAACATTTGAAAAGTTATGAAATATTAAAAACAAAAGATGTTTATTTAATAAATGATTTTTCTCAAATATTTACACAAGTAGTAAACAGCGAAGAAAATAATGAATTTGTTTCTTCTGTAGGTATACTCAAATCATGTTCGGTTTATTCTAATGAAAGGAATTCGAGTGATTTATATTGTCGAGCATACGATTTTAATAAATTAAAAGACGGTGATTCATTATATATTTGTGTTACTGCTATAAAGGATTTTCACGATAATCATTTAAAAAATATGAAATGTAAATTTGTTCTTGTTTCAGGAGATGGAGATGAAGGTCCTGAGAAATATTTTCATAGTGAAGAAGCTTTTTTAAATTTTATTAATAATGAAAAAATTATTCATTGGTATTGTATAAATTCAACAATCAAACATGAAAAATTAACAATTATTCCATATGGTTTAGATTATCATACGATGTCATTTGGAGGTGTACCACAATGGGGTCATATAATAAGCTGTTATGAACAAGAATTACTTTTAAAAAAAATAAAAAAACAGACAAAACCATTTTGGGAAAGAAAAATAATGTGTTATTCCAATTTTCATCATTCTTTAACTCATAATATTGATCGTGTAAATGCGTTAAATGAAATTCCAAATAATTTAATATATTATCAGTATGGATTATTAACACGCGAAACAACATGGATAAATCAAACAGAATACGCATTTGTTGTTAGTCCATTCGGTGTTGGATTAGATTGTATTAGAACATGGGAAGCATTATGTTTTGGGTGTATTCCAATTGTTAAAAAATGCGGTATAGAAGATTTATTTATAGATTTACCCGTATTAATTGTGAATGAATGGCACGAAATAACAAATGAATTATTAGTAGTTACGGTTCAAAAGTTTAAAAATATGACATTCAATTATGAAAAATTGAAATTAAAATATTGGGTTGATCAAATAAATCAATATAGACACCTGAAAATATAAAAAATATAAGAATATAAAAACTATTGTTTATTAAATATTATCATGAAATATCTAATTACAGGTATTACCGGTTTTCTTGGTCCTCATTTGGCAAATAAATTAATTAAAGAAGGTCATGAAGTATATGGCTTAGTCAGAATAAATAATGGAAGAGAAAACGATATCCGCGATATTGTTCCAGACGATTATTACAATAAAATTATATTTGTATATGGAGATTTGACAGATTTTCGTATGATTGATAAAATATTTGTAGAATACCAATTTGATGGTGTATTTCATTTGGCAGCACAGACACATCCTCCAACCAGTTTTTTAGACCCAATCAAAACATGGGAATGGAATGTTATGGGGTCCGTCAACTTGATTACTGCTTTATCAGATAGACAACCAAAATGTAAATTAATATTTTGTTCAACTGTAGAGGTTTATGGTAATGAAGGTATTGATGGACGAAAAATAAAAGAAGACAATACTTTATTACCTGCTAATCCTTATGGTGCGTCTAAAGCCGCGATTGATTTATATTTACAAGAAAGAATGAAAAATGGTCAGTTGAATTGCACAATTATTCGTCCTTTTTGTTTTACTGGTCCAAGAAGAGGATCTAAATTTTCTATTTCCTCTGACGCCATTCAAATTGCAAGAATGATGTTGGGAAAACAAGAAAAGGTATTAAAAATTGGTAATTTAGATACAATACGTATAGTTGCGGATGTTCGTGATATAGCAAACGCATTTTATATTGTAATGATGAGCGAAAAATCTAGTGGACAAATTTATAATGTATGCTCTGGTGAACCTCAAAAAATTAGATTTTATACAGAAACATTACTCAAAATAAGTGGTCTTGATGATGTGAAACAAGAAATAGAACCTAAATTTTGGAGACCGATAGATATTCAGTATCAAGATGGTGATTCTAGCAAGATTCAAACAGAACTTGGATGGAAACCAGAATATATAATAGAAGAAACCTTGAAAGATTTATTATATTATTGGGTGAATAAAATCAAGTAAAATATTTGGACCCCAGGTATAATCCAATGAAATAACTGTACACTGCTTTATTTTCATTATTTATAAAACAATGAGAATTACCTAACCATATTGAAAGCATTAATAAATAACCCAATTTATTTGACTCGTTTGATGACGACGATACCACGGGTGTATCTAATAAATTATTAATAGTTATAGATATATTATCTCCATTTATAATCAATTCATCTACACTACGATTGTCAAATTCATCATAACCTGACAAGGCAAAAATAACTTTTGCGTAATCATATTCACATATTCCAAATATTTCTGACTCTCCATAATAACCTCGCGGATCTATAAAACATAATTGTTCTGTCGCATCATTATATAATATATTATTGAATTGACAGTCTCCATGAATCGGAACAAAAAAATACTCATTTTTATTATTTACAATTTGATGTATTTCTTTTTGTATCAAATCAACTAGTTTGTGAAAAGGTATTATTTCAATCATATTTACAGTTTTTATATAATCATACTTTTGTACTAATGATTTTATAACTTCATACCTCTGTAATAGTTTCATATTTATTTCAATATTTAAATGTTTATAATATTCATCTTTATTTACCAATATTTTATCTGAATCATGTAAATTTTTTAAATATTGAGCTATTTTCATCATTATTTCATTTTGTTTTTCTTTGTCACATCTTGTAAATATTTGATATAATGGAGTGTAATCATATAAATAATCCATTATATATCCATTTTCTAAAAAACAATCTATTTTTGGTACTGGAAAATCGATTTTATGGTTTAATAAAAATTCATAAAATTTTTTTTCATATGTAATTTTTTTCATACCATAATCATTAAAGCAAACCTTTTTTATTGTATTCGTTTTTCGATCAATATATATTTGATTAAAATTAGACCCGTATCCTATACGTTTTTCTTCTTCACTATAATTACAATCCATATTTTAGAGTTGTATAAATATACAAGTCTAAAATTTTATATTTATTTTATAAATAATTACTATTTTCTAATTTTTCAATAATACTATCACAATTTTCCGCCTGTATAAAATTCACATATCCATCTGGAAAATATATTGGATTAGACAAAGGTTTAAAAAATTTATCATCTATCCCAAAATGTATTTTGGTATTTCTATTGATATTATTTTTATATTCATCTATGAATTCTTGATTTATATATGTAAAATTTCTACCTGTATCAAAATATAATGCCATATCACAATTATGCGCAACTTTCGCACAAAAATATATATTATAACATGAATGATTAACATCAATTTTGAATAAAACATTTGTAAAATATAAATCTGTTATGTTATTTTCTATTTTATATACTTGTAAATCATTTTCATATTCTGATAATAATACAATATAATTTTTTTTTATAAAATAATCTATCAAACAAATACGATTTTCTACATTATGTATTGATATTTTTTGTCCAGAACAAGGATAATAATTATTAATAAAAACTATTTTTTTATCACTGTTGTTTTTCTTGAAATTCAAAAAATCCTCAATATATAAATTAGGAGGAAAAACAGGTATAGATATTAACGGATCATTATTATAATTTATTTTGATATTTTCCTTTTCTAATATTATATTCAACATTATTTGATATGATTTTATATAACTGACTACATCACATTCAATAACACTTTCTTTATAATATGTTAAAAAATAATCTTTACGACTAGAAAGAATATATAAATAATTCCCAATCCATGTATTTATAAATAAAATGTTTTGTTCTTTAAAAAAGTAATAGTCGTACCATTTTAAATTTTCGGATGATAAATTTACATTAAGATCTTTTAAAATATCATTTTGTATTATTTTTATATCAGGCAATATACTTGTATATATATAAAAATTAAAGTTTGACAAAATATAATATTCAAATTTATCACCATTATTATCAATTATATTTTTTACAAAGGGTTGAGCAAAATGAGTATCGCCTATACTAAAAAAATTATAAAATATAATTTTTATTTTATTAATCATTAATTTTAATATAAAATTAAAATCTTTAAATTATTTACTAATATTTAGTTGTTATATATTGAAAGGAAATTCATAGGTTGTCACTTGTTCCGCCAAATCAGTGTATTCTTTGGTGATTTTTTCCACGTCATCAGTATAGTGTAAGTCAAACCCAATACTTCGCATAAATTGTGTCCTGTGAAACCGTTTAATCACCTTATCGACAATAAATGGAACGCCTAGGTAACGAAAATGCTTATTATAATATGCTTTTTCACTGTGCTTTATAGTACCCTCTGGACGACACCAGTGTGCCCCGTGACCATAGTTCATTTCTTTTATTTCTGGACGGTAGAAGCATAGACTTTTGCTTTCATGTATGAAATCCATGCCTTTATTGATGGAATGTAAATCAATATCGCTCAAATCAAGGGTTTGACTTTCGCCCAACATTTCTACTCCTTGGACTGTTAATATGGTGGTACCCTGTTGTCTTTCGTATTCCAAGTCTTTTTCAGTGACGCATAACCATTCATCCATATCCAAGGCAAGAATCCAACCATCTTGAACATCTTTCCAACAGTGATTTTTAACACCTCTTTGGGTTTCCTCATTTTGTTGATTGTCTGATTCAAAAAATATCACTTCACAACCCAATGATTTCGCAATTTCTACGGAATTGTCGGTGCTATGATTATCATAAATAGTGATTTTACTATTGGGTAGATATTTTCTGTAATGCGCAATCGTTTGTGGTAATAAAACGGATTCGTTATAACAAAGAATATAAATATTCACAGGTGTTGTCATTCTATTTAGTAATTATATACATCTTTTTATTTGAGTTAATACATAAATAATATATCTTTATAATATATGAGTCAAAAATCAAATAAAAAATCTGAATCTGTAATAAAGGCAAATTCTACAAAAAAAACAGGTACAAAAAAACAATATCGTAATAGAAATACTTACCCATTAACAAATGAAAATTTAAATATTTTCAATTTTGCGAATGACACAACTTCTGAAACTTACAATACGTCAAATTCGTCAGATTTGAATGATGAATCTGATGATGATGATGCTGAAACTGTAATTACAGATTACGCAAGTAATCCATATGGTTTAACTACACCATCACCAGCCCCAAATGATGAAATGGATGTTGATGATTACGAAGTACCTGCTACTGAATTGTTGACCCGTGAAGGAAAAAGAATGTTTTATATAATAAACGATAAGTTAGAACCAGTGACAAATAGTAATTATAATCGCGACATGACTATTTATGATATTAACCGTAATATAATTTCAAGAGGTGAACATTTTCCTGAAAACAGAGTATTTATGAATGATATTATGGAGGAGCAACAAACAACGGGTGGAAAACGCCAGCGCAAGACTCGTCGTAAGACCATTCGTAAGACAATTCGTAAAACAAAGCGAAAGAAAACGCGTCGCCATAGACGCCGACATACAAAAAAATATAAATAATAATTCAAAAAGTATATAAAATAATTATTATTTATAATATAAATGTGGGTACATATTTGTTTATTTTTTCTTTTCGTATCAAATACCCAAAGTTTTACATTTGTAAAGACCAACAACAATAACGGAAAATATCCCATCTCTCGCCCTCATTATGAAAATACAAGAATAAATAAAGATAAACCACAATACGGCGATCGTTCATTGAATAGAACTACATTAATTCCACCCGAAAGAAAATATCCTTTATCGCGAAATTATCATGAGGGTTATATTAAACGTTTAAATTCAAATAATCAAACTGAACAAGATTTGAAAATACTTGGACAAGAAGAAGAAGAAAAATCTGATATTGAAGAAGACAAAATCGTACAAGACCTCATTACAAAATTACTAGAGACACCAAATGATAGTGGGGATGAACCTAAACCCAATCAAAAAAAACAGGGCGGTATCCGCATTATAATGAACAAAGACATGTTTAATCAGTTTATGAATAGCGGAGATAACAATGAAAATGAAGACGACGACCCATTTGGCAGAAGGTCTAATAATCGTGATAAAAAATCCGATAATTTTGAGGTGATTACAAAATTCCCCTATAATTTCACCGATATTGGCGGTTTTGATAAAATCAAAAATGAATTGTCACAATGTATTGATTTTTTAACCAACTATGCCAAATATTCCAAATATAATGTCCGTGTTCCCAAAGGTCTTATTTTGGAGGGACCGCCCGGGAATGGTAAAACCCTGTTGGCAAAAGGTCTCGCGGGTGAGGCAAAAGTCGGTTTTATAGCTGTATCTGGTTCAGAATTCCAAGAGAAGTACGTCGGCGTCGGTTCATCACGCGTGCGGGAATTATTCGCATTGGCAAAAAAGAATGCGCCTTGTATTATTTTCATTGATGAGGTAGACGCAATTGGCAGAAAACGATCTGGCGATGGTGAAACTTCCAGCAGTGAAAGAGACAGCACTCTAAATGAACTCTTGGTTTCCTTGGACGGATTCAAGAATAGCACCGGTATTTTCCTCATTTGTGCGACGAATCGTGCGGACTTGTTGGACCCCGCATTAACCCGACCAGGTAGAATTGATAAACGCATTTTCGTGGGTCTTCCTGATTCAAACACCCGTGAGGCGATTCTAAATATTCATTCCAAAGGAAAGCCGCATGATGCGTCCGTGAATATAAAAGACCTGGTGGATATTACAGTGGGTTTAAGCGCAGCACAAATAGAAAATCTATTAAACGAGGCAATGTTGAATGCCTTGAGGAGTAATCGGGAAACCATGACAAATTCAGATATAGATATCATTATGAACCGAATGATGGCGGGGTGGCAACCGACAGACCATCAATTCACATCAGATATAATAGACCACATTGTGATTCACGAGATGGGTCACGCAATAGTCGGCATGCTTGCGAAGCATCATTCAAAGATGACAAAAGTAGTCATTAATTTGTCCTCACCCAAGAGCCCAGGTTATACGATTTTTGAAGGATCTACAAGCACGATTTACACCCGCGAGGCACTCTTTGAACATTTGTCTATCTTATTGGCGGGTAGAATTGCGGAAGAAGTCTTTTACGACGTATCTGTCACGACTGGCGCAATTAATGATTTTGAGGAGGCGTTCAAATTGGCAGAAAAAATGATTGTCTATTACGGAATGGGTAAGAAAATAATATATCCTAATTTGAGCGAAACATACAAGGAAAAAATAGACAATGAGGTATTTAATTTGATTAATGATGCGTATTCTTATGCGGAGTTTATTGTAAAGAATTCAAAAGATTTGATACATGAAAGTGCTCAAATACTGAAACGGGAAAAAATACTTACCGCGGAAACTTTGATTGAATTGATGATGAAGGATAAATACAAGAATATATTTGACTTGAAATACTCACAATAAAATAATGTTGCGTTATATTATATACCAATATGTCTCTCTCTCATTTGAATTGTCATTTGAATTATAAATTCCAAAAAAAGTTATACCCAGTTTTTTTATTGAAAAATATTATGAAAATAATTATTTCTTTTTATAATAATTTAAATATTAGTTTTTGAATTATATTTATAGCAATGAATATTTTGGTATACGGATCAAAAGGATGGATTGGGAAACAATTCATTGATATATTGATAAAAAAAAATGTCCATTATTCTTGTGGTAAATGTCGTATAGATGACGAGGTGGAATTAAGAAAGGAAATTGAAGAAATACAACCAACCCATGTGGTTTCCTTTATTGGGCGAACTCATGGAAGAATCGGTGAAAAGATTTATACCACGATTGATTATTTGGAACAAGAAGGTAAATTGGTGGAAAATATGAGAGACAATTTGTATTCGCCGTTATTACTGGCGGATATTTGTAAAAAGAACAAAATCCATTATACCTATTTGGGTACGGGCTGTATATTTAAATACGACGAGGATCACCCCTTTGGTAAAGAAGAAGCGGGATTTGACGAAACATCCCTCCCTAATTTTTTCGGGTCGTCCTATTCAATCGTAAAGGGTTACACAGACCGTTTAATGAATTTATATAATGATTCTGTTTTGAATTTGAGAATTAGAATGCCCATTACAGGAGAGAAAAACGGTCGTAATTTCATTACCAAAATAACCACTTATCAAAAAGTTTGTTCGGTTCCTAACTCAATGACGGTATTGCCAGAATTATTACCAATTGTTCTTGATATGATGCGCAATAAAACAACCGGAACCATGAATTTAACCAATCCAGGATTAATCAGTCACAATGAAATTCTAGAAATGTACAAGGAAATCGTTGATCCCGATTTCACCTGGAATAATTTTTCTCAAGAAGAGCAGCGAAAAATATTGGCGGCTGACAGGTCAAACAATTTCCTGGATACAACTCGTCTTCAAACCATGTATCCATTTATTTTGAATATTAAAGAATCCGTGCGTAATTGTTTGTTCAATTACAAGGAATCTTTACTTATGGGTGGTTTTATTTCGGAAGAACCCAAGATGAATTTGTTGATTACGGGTGGTTGCGGTTTTATTGGCAGTAATTTTATCAATTATTATTTCCCCAAAAACAAATTCAGGACGATGGTGAATATAGACGCCATGTATTATTGCGCAAGTGAAACAAATGTAGATGCCCGTATTCGTTTTCATAAAGACTATGTTTTAGTCAAAGGTAACTTGTGTGATTTTGACTTGGTGAGAGAAACAGTAAAGAAATACCAAATTACACATGTCATACATTTTGCTGCACAATCGCATGTACAGAATTCATTTGAGGATTCTATAAAATTCACACATGATAATATATTGGGAACCCATACATTACTTGAGGTGTGCCGAAGGTATGGCAAAATAGAAAAATTCATTCATGTATCAACAGATGAAGTATATGGTGAATCCATGAATCATATTGAAGAAAAACACAAGACGGAGCATTCTATTTTGTGCCCTACGAATCCCTATGCGGCTACCAAAGCCGGCGCAGAACTTATCGCACAGTCATATAATCATTCTTATAAAATGCCCATTATTATTACCCGTGGTAACAATGTGTATGGACCCAACCAATATCCTGAAAAATTAATACCGCTTTTTATTAAACAATTGAAAGAGAACAAAAAGGTTACAATACAGGGAGAAGGGACCGCGGTTCGAGCTTTTTTACACGCATATGATACCGCCAAAGCGTTTGAATGTATATTGGAAAAAGGAATGATTGGTGAAATATACAATATTGGTTGTGATGACAAGATGGAATTTTCTGTGATGGAAATCGCAAAAATATTAATAAAACTTATCAAAAATACGGAACACTATAATGAATGGATAGAATACATAGAGGATCGTCCTTTTAACGACCAACGCTATTACATAAGCAATCAAAAACTCAAGGATTTAGGCTGGAATATAGAAGTGACTTTAATGAACGGTTTGAATGAATTAATTTTTACAAATAATAAATAATAAATAATTATTGTATAGAATTCTCTATTATAGTGTATTATAGTATATATGCAAGAATTTGTAAATTTCGATTGGCTAAGTTATTTAAATTACTACCGCGAATTACGAAAAAAAGGTATAAATACAAAGGTGAAGGCATGGAATCACTGGCTCTTAACTGGAAAAAAAGAAGGGTTTATCTTTTTTGAATTGGAACAGACCAAAACAAACGGATAAAATTATTTTTTAGCACAATCTTTAAATATTCGTTTATAACAGGATGCATGAATACGTTAATTTTGATTGGATGAGTTATTTAAATTGCTACGATAATTTAAGAAATAGTGGTATAGATTCAAAAATAAAAGCTTGGAATCACTGGATAACAACTGGTAAAAAAGAAGGATATCTATTTTTTGACTCAAAGGAAATTAAAAATTTTAACTGGAAAGTATATGTCACTAATTATCCAGATTTACATAAATATCATTTGGATACGTTTGAAAAGGCTTATGAACACTGGATAAAACATGGAAAAATACAGGAAAGAACATCATTATACTACAATACTTCAAAAATAAATTATTATGGTCTCGGAAATTTATTTTTTATCAATATGGCGTGTCATTTTTTATCTCTAAAATATAACTTGAAATTTGAATATAAATATGATACTTTATTCAAAAAATTAGGATTGACTTTTTTTAATGGTAACAATACTTATAATGATAATATTTTATTAACCAATGATAATTTTTACGATTTAATAATAAACGAACCGGTTCAATATAAAAATTTAACACTGAATTATGATTTAACTTGTCAGACAAAAATGTTTTGCCTTTATTTAAAAAATTTTTTTAATATGGAACAAAATAGGAATAAAATAATACAATCAAATAAATTTAAACAAAGATATGTTCGTAACAATGACGTCTTTGTACATGTTAGATTAGGCGATGTTAGAAAAAATAAACATCATAATGTATTTGATTATTACGACGAAACTATAAAAAATATTAACTATAATAGCGCATTTATATCAAGTGATGAAATAGACCATAGTATTTGTCAGGAATTGATAGACAAATATAAAATGGTTGTGATAAATAATGATGAAATAGAAACAATCATGTTTGGGTCCACTTGTAAATATTTAATTTTATCCGGAGGTGCCTTTTCGTGGTTAATCGGATTTTTGGGCTTTTTTTCAAGCGATATATATTATCCGTCCAATCAAAATACGTGGTATGGTGATATTTTTGTTTTTGATAAATGGAAGAGTATTGATTTTTTTAATACATCAAAATACAATTTAAAAAAAAGTATTGCTGATGAACCTACCAATGAATGGTATGATTCACCATTTGATGATAATGATTATACGATTAAACATAGTGATGTCAAAAAAAATCTTTCATTGACTGTAAAATCAAACTAATATTGTAAAAATTATAAAAAAATTATAGAAATATAATAAAAAGTAAAATATTATTATTTATTATATGAAAGGTAATTATAATCATCGTGAAAATGAACACGACAATGATTCAGATTCAGATAATAGTCATTATCACCACCACTGTTCTCAGGATTCAAATCTAATATTAGATGTGGCGGTGCTGTGTCAAGAATATTCACCTGTAGAAATCAACTGTAATAATAGTCATATTGTAAATTTAGATGAAATATCAATAAGTGAAGATACATTTAGAAATATTTTTTATCCTTATGGAGAAAATTTTGGAATAGACCCCAAAAAAAGCTGCGTCAATGATTTTTTTTATATTACATTTTTAGCGCCATATAGAAAAGTAGATTGTAAACCCTTTTATTTACTGGAGGAAATCATTAAAAATACCGAAGAAGATTTGAATGTCTCCAGAAATTGTTTCACGACTTGTTCTTTGACTGATTTAAGAAATGATTTATTAAAAATTAAATCGTTGTGTGATTTAAATTGCTGTAGCTTGAGTTGTTCTCTCACCTGGTCAAATATTATAACCATGATGAGAGATTATAGTTTAGTAAATAATTATCCCAAAAATATAAGACCCCTTTTTGTGGTGAATGTAATATTCAAAAGTCCGAATCCATGCGTGAAACCAACGGTTGTCAAGTTCAATTACCGTGTTCATTCAATATGCCTGAAATAATTCAATTTGAATAGAATATTTATACATATACTACTAATATATGTATAAAAATTACAAGTTAAAAAATATTGTTATATTAAGATAGTAGATAAATGTCATCGTCCAACAATATTGATTTAGATATCAATAGTTATAACTTTTTTGAATTGTTGAATATATATCAATTATCAAATGACCATAATTATGAAAATATTACCAAGATTGAAAATAAATTAAAAATCATACAGGAACGTTTCTCTAGTGATATATACGAGTTTTACTTGAAGGGCGCAAAACTGATCCTGACGATTTATGCTCTTTTTGAGCAAAACTACATTCCCAATATGACTGACACGAAAAATATTAATCAATACATGGACAAAATAAAACAAATCAAAAATTACGAAAGATACAATTCAAATCAAATCATAGATGTTATTTTTGAAATGGATGTGAAAAAAAATAAAACCTCCCAAGAAGGGATTAGCGATTTGAATTCTGTTTTGAATACGACATCCCGATTGAATACTCTTGATTCACTGGTACATAACAAGACTAATATAGTGTATAATTCCTTCACCAATAGTGTCGCACCAGGAGATTTGAATTCCATCAAACGCATCACACAGCTGACGAATTTGAATTTAAACAGTTGTTTTCGCAATAATTATTACGCGAGTAATCCGTGTGATTTTCAGTATTTTATTCCAACTGAAATCAAAAATGTTTTGTCAATGAGATTGGCATCCATTGAAATACCGAATGCGTGGTATTTGTTTTCAAACATGAAAAAAAACAATACATTTAAAATACAAATATGTCAGGGTAATGAAGATTACACATTTGTGATACAAGTGCCGGATGGAAATTACGACAGTGATACATTACAAAATTATTTGAATACGACTTATTTTTACGAGGCGGAAAAAGATGATTGTTTGAAATACATTAAATTTTCAATAGATCCGTATAGTTTTAAATCCTTGTTTGAATTGACGCAAAATCATCCGTATGGATTCAAGTATAGTATTGAATTTGTAGAAAATCTTAATCAAAATATAATGAATACCATGGGTTGGACACTTGGTTTCCGATTAGCCAAATACGAAAATATTACTGGTAAAATACAATCAGAGGGTCTTTTTGATGCGGGGGGCGATCGTTATATTTACATGTCAATCACGGATTATCAGTATAACAATAACATGTCAAATATTGTGGGTTTTGATAAGAGTATGCTGAACGAGGATATTATAGCAAAAATTCCAATTGTAAATGGAAAATTGTCTATGGTGATTGACGAAACCCAAAATCCATTGGCAAAAAGTAGAAAATACAATGGACCGGTAAATTTATCGCGACTTCATATTAAAATCTTGGACAAGTTTGGAAAGGTAATAGATTTTAATAATATGGATTATAGTTTTACATTAGAATTGGAGGTTCTATATGAAAGTTTTAATTTCAAAAATGTAACTGGATAATTGATTGAAGAGAGAAAAAATTTATTCTATACAAATATTATATAAATATATAATAAATGACTGAATTTGTAGGTGGTAAAACATATAATAATAGTGAGATATATTGCCCAACCCGTGATATTTGTGCGAATAATTATCCAACAATCCCAATAGCAACACTATATAATTATTTTGAAAAAAAATCGGGAACGTGTTGTGAAAAAGAAAGGAGTCCTATTGACCATTATTATAATATAAATCATATTGTTTTAAATGTAATTAGTTTAGACGAAAGCGAATTTTTTAATCTTTTTTTTAAGAATAGTTCCAAGTATTTTTGTGTAAATAAAGCGCTCATTACAAATGATAATATTGTTTTTTCAGAACAAACTTATGTATCAAACGATTCAAATAATCGCCATTTTTCTTTGTACAATGAGGTGTTGAAATGTTTTGAAGAAAATTACAATATAAGTGTAAATAATATGAATCCGAGCACGATTATTTCTCTACAAAAAGAAATATATAAAACTCAATCTCTTGCGTCTATATGTGGCACCCAAATTGGTTTGAGCTGGGACCAAGTAATAAATACTTTAATTTCGGCGGGATACATTGAATGCTCAACTAAAAATAATTGTGCGCCTATTATTTTTCAAATTAATTTTCGGTTTTATTCGTGTGCGGCAAATGTATATTTAAATGTTACATTTCAATATAAAGTTTATATCAGCGGATATTCTTTAAAACATAAGTGTACTAATAAACCTTGTGACTGTGGTTCTTCATCATCTAGTAGTTATTGTGAATCATGCTGCTCAAGTAGTAGTTGTTCGTGTGAAACGTCATCCACTAGTAGTAGTAGTTGTAGTAGTAGTAATTATTCAAGTGATTGTGATAATTTTTCATATCATTCAAATAAATAGAGTATTTCATGTTTTGTTTTTGTAAAATTAAAAATATCTTATTAGTATATATGTCTTATAAACAATTCTTTTCAAATAATAATGAAAATTCTTATAATGATTATTTAAAAATAAAGAAGGGGAGAGAAATGATTAAAAAATCGGTTTCAAATAAAAAATATAGATTAAATAATTTTATAAATTATGAAACATTTTTAACATTAACAAAAGCATATTATAATAATTTGAATAATAAAAACCATATTGGTCCTCCAGTTTCTATTACGAATTCAAACACAAGTTTATTGAAGTATCGTTCAATACTTACGCATTTACATGATGGAAATTGTAAACATTGTAGGAAATGTTCGCCTGAAGAAATTGTAAACTGCAAGTATGTTGCCAATATATTATATCCTTATGGTGAGTCAATTATCAAAAATGACCCTTTAGAAAATATATTTTATCCACACAGTATTAACTTGGATTTATATTGTAAGAAATGTCCATTCCCGTGTGTAGAAAAATGTGAGACGATACATTATCAATCCTGTGGACCATGTAGTTCCTGTAATAGTTGCTACACTGGGCGTGGAAATAGGTGCGACATTGGGTGTGGAAAATCAACGCCTCTTTTTTTCAAAGAAAAGGTGGTTTGTAAATGTTGTCCCAAATCTAAATCCAACTGCGAAACATGTCATCATTAACAATATTTGAAAATGAATTGAATTTGAATAAAATATACATGTTATAATATATCACTATTATAAGATGAATCATAAATGTATAACCAGTAGTTTGACCGGAAAAAATTTACTGAATCCCGCAAATATTACAGGAAAATCACTATGTAATTCAGAGTATATTCCATCTGACGTGGTAAAGATTAAAATTTACATCATGACAAATATTATTATACCACTTGTATCAAAACAATGGAAAACATTACAGGAAAATCTGTTTTGTTTGGACCATATCAAAAAAAAACTGGATACTTATTACAATTGTTATAAAATTGAAGACATGAAAATATACAAGGAATTAATCAATGCTTTTGAGGCGATATTGGCGGAACATCAACAATTGGAAGAATTAGAAAAGACCATTTATAGCGGTGATTCCAAAGACGTTACTACCATGATTTACCGAACTGCGATGATTCGTCTCAAACCAGAATACGAAATTTATGATATTCTTTATGGAAAACCCAAGCGAAGTGAAAACCAAGACTATAATGTAATACTTATTGAATATATTGAGCATTTATTAAAAATAGAAGGAATCACTTTTCATAAAATAAAAGAATATACACTTTCCAAATATCCTGTGATCCCCCAGTAAAATCTGATATTATTAACGGTTTTTGCGGGTCTTATTCTTGGTTTCTCTCTTTGACTTGTTTATAAAAGAGTAAATTTCATTTTTTTGATTACAAATATCATCCGCAACAGGTTGAAAGTAACTACGAAATTCAGTTCTCATTTTAGGAATGTCATCAACGCATACCCATTTGATTTCCGCTTTTTCAAAAATTCTAGAGTTTTTTATCAAATTATCCTCCAATTTTTTCTGTAAAAATCGTTGATTGTTATTGTAATAAAAGGGCAGTTTTTCATCATAATCAAGCGGAAATATGTGAATTCTATATTTACCTGAATCAAAATGAACATTGTATGTCCCGTGTTTTTTCAACAATTTGTCCAAATCTTTTTCGCTTCCTAAAAATCCAGTTAATTCTTCAGTTCCTTCGCGTAGAGCATTCTTCATGAATGTCTCACCTTTTTCTTTACCTCCACCAAAATCGCACCATCCTGGTGTTTTATCAAAACGGTTTTCTTTTCCAAACAAAAAATATAATTTATTTTTATGTATACATGTTGGTAATATACCCGATCCTCCCATACTTTAATACAATATTTTTTAATTCAGCGTAATTTTAAATATATGTTAAATATATGAGACATAGAACCACCAAACATAAAAGAACCATAAAACATAAATATGATAAATCAAAAAAAAAGTATATAAAATCCAAGAAACGAACACGAAAGGTACATATTCTTAAAAGCACTACACCCAAAAATATACAATATATAAGCACTTTGATTTCAGATGAAATAGACAATAAAGCAAAAGGACTTTTTAAATATTCATCATATATACCAACAATTAATGAAGAATTGGTTTCATTAAAATCAATGACGAGAGAAAACATTATGGGATGTAATAATGATCCCGCCTTTGAATTACTAGAACCACTCCAAATTGAATTATCTGGAGATAACAAATGTGTTCCTTATTATGATGAACGCGCAAAAAAATTATTGTTACATAATTTATCGGCAAATAAACACATTGATGTCTCTAAGATAATTACCCCTAAACAGTATCGCTCAAATTGCTGGTTTAACGCAATGTTTGTTACATTTTTTATAAGTGATAAAGGGCGCAAATTTTTTCATTATTTTAGACAACTCATGATACTTGGTAAATTATCAAATGGAAAAAAAATACCTCACGAATTAGCCGACGCATTTGCCTTGTTGAATTTTGCGATTGAATCATCTCTTACTGGGTCAGACTATGCGTATGATTTAGACACGAATAGTATTATTCAAAAAATATACAAATCTATACCAATACGTCCTAATAAAAATATGAATCCAGGTCAGATTTATAATGTTGACGCTGGTGGAAACCCTATTCATTATTATTCAAGTATTATTGGTTATTTAGACGATACATCTATTGATTTATTATTTGTAAGCACTTATAACAATACGGATTGGAAAAGTGGGGTAAATGAACGTATCAAACAAATGGGTTATTATCCACATATCATTGTGCTTGAAATAAATGACGGACCTAATGAAACACCAGGTAATTCGGGTATTATCAAGGACAAAGAAAAAGAATTCGTTGTTCGTGATAATAAATATGTTCTTGACAGTTGTGTCGTTCGGGATAAGTCGCAACAACATTTTTGTTCCCTAATCACATGTGAGGGAAAACAATACGGTTACGACGGTGAAAGTTATCATCGTTTGGTCCCTTTGGATTGGAAAACTCATATGAATTCTACGTTTACTTGGACATTTGAAGGAACATATGATAGTTATGGTGAATATTTGCTTCAATGGTCTTTTTTACACGGCTACCAAATGTTGATTTATTATTTGTCATAAAACATGTATCTCTGAAATACATGTTTTACGCTACATCTTTTGCGTTGTCTTCCTTTTTTGGCACTAATTTGCCAACTATTTTTTTATTAGCATACATGTACATATAATATGCTATACATGCGCCAATGAATCCACCCACAATGACTTGTGTAACATAATGATTCTGATATTTTACTCTTTGTATTAATGTGAGTATTGAAATGAGTATATAAACAAATGTAATGTTGGTATTTTTAAATACTAAATGAATAAAAATAGTTGAATAAAATACATGCTGAGCATGACCAGACGGCATACCATATATATCTGATGAAAATATACGTTTATGATTATTATTTTCTGTTGAATTTAAAATATGAATACTACCTTTTGGTCTGGGTTGTTTTATAATTTCTTTCAATACTAAATTGGAAAAACAACTCAATATTATACCAATTATGTAAGTGGATAAGTAATTGCTCTTTTTGTATAATAAAAAAATAGAAGAAATAAACAAAATGACCGGTCCATAATAACCAATTAAATCTAACATATATAAAGGATCCATCATATTTATATATTATCAAGAAATTAAAGTAAACTAAAATAATATGAATTTTTGTAAATAAGTTTTATATTCGGGTGGTAAATAGGGATTTTCTTCTACTGGTATCATTATAGGGTTTTCACGAGTTGACCTTTCAAATAAATCAATCCCAGTTATAACGCGTTTTTCAATTTTTTCAATATTGGTATATTCGTTATTATTAAATTCTTGATGAGCAAAATTTTCCAATTTATTCTTTATAAAATGCGCATCACCAAAATAAGACAAATGCCAACCACCATTGTTTATAATATAGTCAATTGGATTTACATAAATATGATTTAACCGAATATCACTACACGTGATTTTTTTTTGAATTAATTCATTAAAATATTTATATAACAAAATTTTAGAAAAATTCCACATCATTTCTTTTTTTGAATTCAAATTATAATAATAAAAATCCATATTTAATGCGTTTAATGTAATACTTATTTCATTTTTTTTAATTTTGTTTAACATACTAGGGTCAGGTATTTCATCCAAATCGCTAATTATAATTACATCATCATCACTCAAGGATAGTTGTTCTATTCCTCGAACAATACAGTTTCGTTGAAATCTTTCATTATGCCATGAATCAGAATTATCGCTTTTATTATCATAATTAATATTTGGATACTTGTAAGGAAAATCATCTACTATAACATGAATTATTTTATGGTGAAATGATTGAAAGATTTCTTTGTTATTTTGATATATTAATTCTTTTTCTTTTCCACTATGTGTGTGAGTTGATTCCACAAGAACAAAATAATCTACTACTTCGTTCAAAATATGTAATCTATAATTTAATAAATCTAATTCATTATAAAAGATAAAACAATCTATAATTTTCATTATTCGTATAATATTTTAATTTCCATAAATGTCTTTATATTTTTAATATTGATATAATATTTCCGCAACAACCGTCAAACACCAGTCAGCACCATTTAAATTCAATATATTTCCCTTGTCATCTAATAATTTAATACGCATTCGGTCTATGTTTACCGGTCCAAAATAAATACGTTTATTCAACTGTAATGTACTTGAATCTTCCACATATAAATCTCCGGTAGAAAGACCTTTTTTATCCAAAGGAATAATTGCAAATATATCAGAACAAGTAGGTGCTGATGCCCGGTAATTAATATTTCGTTCATTATTTTTTATGATTTCATTTATTGAATATATTTGCGATTGAGTCAGTATTCGTGGCGCAGTAGGTAATACAGTAGGTGTTGGCACGTAACTAACATCCCATTTATCCATGATTAATGTACCCGCGTTGATATCGTCCACTAAAAATTCAGTGTTTGCATCGAAATTTGTTCCCATAGGATTCGCCGAGGTACATCTAACTGGCAAATCCCTACTATAATACGTGGGAAGTTTTAATGTTTTCGATAATTCGGTGATTCCAATGAGACCATTATTAATGTGATTTTGATTCAAATCATCCAACACAATAATTAAATATTTGGGTCCGATTAGATTTATTATCGCAGGAGCCACGTTTCCTGATGCGGATACAGTTATATATGGCAAACGGTATCCCAGGGTCCAACCCAAAGTCTGATTTATCAAGTTTGTTTGTTTACAACTTTTGGATGAACAAGACAATTCATCTGTTGGATCAAAAAAAGTAATCACGGTTGTTTCGGTTATATCATATTCATTCGTTGTTGTTGGATCTGTATAAATTCCACCATACAAATTCAATGTGATTTTACCATTCGTTGAGTTATATGAAACCGCATCTCCTGTAAAATCAGTAAATCCCGCATTTGTAAAACTAGTGTTTAAAGCAGTTACAATAGTTGTTGTTGTATAATTACCTGGGTCTAAAGTAATCGGAACCGTTTTTTCAAATAAATTGGTTGCTGTATCCATAAAGGATATCCAAAAACAAGTATTACCGTTTGAGGTATCAATCGTATACCACGTATATGGCACTTGAAAAGAATAAGGTTTCAAAGAAAGCACATTTACCAAATGTTCTGACAAATCAAGTGTATAATCCGTTGAGGAATCATTCGGTCCAGACACTTGACGATATTGACTGTCTAAACTAATAATACGGGTTGTTACATTTGTAAGCGTAGGGTTTAACTTGTCTTGTGCCACTTCTACATTTTTAACATTTGCCACGCCTAATTGTTCGTGGTTCATCGGGACATGTGTATTATTATATATTTTACCATTTGTTCCACGTTCTGTTATTTTCTCTTTTTGTACCGGGTCAGTTTGAGGCAACACTTGTTGGTTTTCCCACCAAAGATCAGTTTGTTCAGTCGTTGGACGATAAGTTACTGGTTCATTTGAATTTTCCAATTCATCCACGTATTCAAGAAGCGCCTGTTTAATGTCTTGAAAAAAAAGAACCAATTTATTATTATTTTCTCTTTGAAATTTTAAAATCAATTCATCACACGCATCTGTAACTGATTCGCGATCTGGAGTGGGTGTATCTAAAGATATTATAGTTAATAATTCGGCAAGAGTATAATTATCCACATTTGTATCAAATTCGTTACTCATTACTATTAGTATATATTATACATTTATATTTATATATTTTTCCTGGTTTTACATTGTTTTCAAAACCCGTGAACGGTGCCTTTTTTTTAGTTCTCTTTTTTCGGTTCCTTTATTTCAGTACATGTAAAATGCTGTCGGAATATTTTTCTGATTTCCTCTTGGATGACTATGCTTCTACACATTTCGTGTTTCAATAGTTTTTCGGGGATTAATTTTATTCCACTCCCGCGTTTCATGTGAGTCTTTTCCTTGAACAAAATATAATCTAGGCATTCAACGAGTTCAATATTGAATTTTTCCAAGATGGCGCGGTCAATATGATAGTCGCCTTTGTATACATATCTATTATAGTTGTGACATTTGTATATATTATAATATTTATCTGCTCTTACTGCATTTTTGATTAAACCGATGCCTTCTATTTGATTCGTAGTGTTGTTCATTTCCACCACGAAAAGGATCGCATCATCTGTGATTTTCGGTGATATTCTGCGAGGGCAGCCGTAGATACAGCCATTAGAGGCGTTTATTTTCGCTCGGTAACTACAGTTTTCGTTCCATGTTTCATTATTAAAGCGACTTGTTGCTATTGGTATCATTCTTTTTGAGTTGTTGGTGAATTCAAAAAGAATTTTCAATTTTTATTTTTTATTACGATGTAAATAACATTTTGACAATTTCTTCTTCGAGACATTTATATCTGGTGTTTTTCAAAAATTCCTTCATTTTGGTAAAAGGTGTTATATTTGGATGATAAGTCTCCGAGCAGTATGTCACGCATTTATCTTGAAATAAATTCAATAATTTGGGGTTATTTCCAGAAATCATGGTTACATTTGGATGGATTGATAAACAAGGGAATCCATGGGTTGATTCTAAATTCCAAAAAACAATATGTGGTAATGTATAAGCTTTATTAATTGCCTTCTGACCAGCGTTTTCATATTTGCGTTTGATCACCTCATATACCGTGATGAAATCTTGGGTTTGGTTTTGCTCTTTTATAAACTTCATATTGGAAAATATAATAATATTCATTTCGGCAACCTGTTTTTCAGGCATCTTTATCTCTACAATAGTCTCTAATAATTTGTCTATTCCGTCATACAGATTAGAATATTCGTCTAAATACATTGGATTTTTACTTGCGTTGTCTTTATCATTGGGTCTGGTAATTTCTTTTACGGCGCTTATAAAATCGTCACAATGCTCCAAATTATGCCATCGGGATGTTTTTCCAAAAGTCATGATTTGTTTTCCAAAATATGTGTTTTTTTCCGCAACTCGGATTCCCAGTCCAAGCGCAAAATATAACGCATCATTTGTCAGCATAGATAATGACGTATCTACCATCGCAACCATGGGTCTTAATGGGATGTTTTGATTACCATTTTGTTTCCATAATGTGTTTAATAAGTTACATTCTGCCTGTTTTGTTGATTCGTGACAATTAATGATTTTTATAGCAGATTTTACGTATTCATTCAGTTGAATGTGCGGTGTTTTTTTCATGTCGGAGTCAAAAGATTCAATATACTTGATCATATTATCACGACAATACAAACGGTCTTTCGTGGTTTTTCGCATTATTTTTGAGTTTGAGTTTATTTTAGATTCAGATTTTTCGTTCGGCATATTCAAGAATGCTTTTCTCTGTTTGAATAATGTATATGATGTAATATTTGAGGGTTCTATTTGCGACCATTTATTATCACATTGTTTTATTTGGGTTGTATCTAACCGTTTATTCAAAGAAGATATTAATTTGCGATACTCCATTTCACATTTGTTTTTTGCGCGTTTTTGTTGTGAGGCATCGTCGTTTATACAAGTGGTCAAATACTCTTTAAAATACGAGTGTGCCATTTTTTTAAACAACCACGAAAATTTGGTTTGTTTTTCACGAGGGACCCATTTTGCGACTAAGGTTATTTTCTCGTTTTTTACGTCTTTAGCTAATTGTGAATTAGCTAGTTCAATGACATATTGAATCAGTGGATGATGAACGTCGTTTGTTTGTTCTTTACAATAATTACAAAAATATTTCATATCTTTCCATGAACCATATGGATGTTGTTGACTTTGTGGCAGTATCACGAATGATTTAAGTAGAAACTCGGCAAGTCGCGGATAAAACCCGTACCATACCAGTATTTGCATGTATGCCAGCATATATTCCCCTTTTCCATCAATAATGTCTCTAGTATAACCTACCAATTTGTAAAGCATGACGATTTGTTCCTGAAATTCATCGGGTAATAGTTTACCGTTTTCTAAACCATCTTGTAAATCTTTGATAATATTGTATAAAATATCTGCTAAATGAATGATTTCATATTCTTTACTGGTTCGCACTAATTGATAATTAAATTGTACAATTCTTTCTTTGGTATATTCCGACCAACCATATTCATCATGTCCGTTTTTTCCGATTTGTTTTGTGAAAATGCGATTTATTTGTGATGATGATGCGGATGTTAATTGTGTCGTCATTTGAAACATAGTTACTAATTATTAATTAAAACACTTTAAGTTGTTTCTTTTTTGTTTTATTGTTACTGATATATATTTTTTTGGTGGTTTGATGATTTGAACCACCAGTGGGCGTTGTTTTTTCATAAAAAAGTATAAAAAGAGTATTCAAATCTTGAAACATAGAAATTGTTTTTTTCAGAGGAATATTGTCAATGTTTTTTACTACTTCTAAAAAGTCACGGGGTACTACAGATTTCAAATAATGTTTTACATGAGTGGTTTCCAAGTCAATATTGTATTTCAAGAGAGATAAAATAGTATATCTTTTTTGGTCTTTGAAACTATTCTTTTTGATAATATGTATCAATTCTTCTCTTGACACCATGTTTTCTTGTTTTAAAATTAACATTTCTTCTTTTATGGTTTCTATATTATTTTCATTATCAACATACAAGGAGGTCACCTTGATTTCATTGACATCTTCATTATAAAAAGGTATATAATTTTGATCAGTTTTTTCAAATTCTTGTATCCAATTTGTGTCTAAATTTAATTCATTATTTTCTTCATATGGTTCTTCTTCGTAATTCATTTTTATGTAATGTATTATATTGATTCAGTAAAAAATATAATATATTCAAACCTATTTGTTTCTTTACAAATAATTATCATAATCATCGTCATTTTCGTCATAATAATCTTGTTCATCGGCACTTGATATTTCATCATTCATTTCATTTTCGTCCTGATAATATTTATAGTCATCTCTTGGCATCTCATACATATGATTGTAACAATCCTCACCATATAATTCGGTATATTTCTCTTTGTATATTTCCCATGAGGTCACCAATTGTCCTAATACATTACGCCAATTTGGCTCGTTGTTGGGTTTGGTCATATATTTTGGATGTATTTTATAATTTTCTATGTTTATTTTTCTATTTTTATCCATGGTTATATAAGTCCAACCTGGTTGCTTTTTTTCTTCTTCTACAACATTGTCATCAATAAGCGACGCCCCTTTATAATCCAGTGATTTCTTGGGTTCTTTTTCAAAAAGTTTTCCAGTATTACTGACCAAGTCTGGAAAATCATCTTGATTAAAATTTACAATAGGCTCACGCTTTTGTATAAAGGGGTCGTTTTGTTGTTGTGTTTTTTTGGTTGATGATGAAAAATTTTTAAATATGTTATTCATTTTCAAGTGAAAATAAGAATAGAGTATATGTTATATACTATAAAGAGAATCTATATAGTATTTTCGTGATTTCTTTAAATCGTTTTATAATATCTTTTGGTTATTCATTTAAAATTGATTCTGTTTTCTCTCTTTGTTGTAAAAAACAAAAAGGTAAAAACAAGAAAATGAATACAAAAAGTAAAAGTAAAAATCTAATTCGGGGACAGAGATATTTATTTTCCCAGAAAGCGCCCTACCATGATGATGAAAAATCTTTTAGAGCCAATTTCTTGAATTATTATGAACATTCAAATACATTGATTATAAATTCAAGTGAAACTGAAAGGTCACCTATGACACAAGTTAGTATTCCTTTTGATTGGATTACCAAAATTCAAAGTTTGGAAGATATATTGGGGAGAGAAAATGGCGGGGGTGTGGTTTTACCAAGCGACATCTTACTTGAAATTGATGGATATATATGAATTTATCCCGAAAACAATATAAAGACTATTCTTGATTAGTATTTGTCTCCATACAGCAAAGTTGCGTTGTTATCATAACTAACATATACATTTTTGTATAGCCATAAAATATTTTACCTATAAAATATTTACAGGAGACAGCAGTATTTCGGGTGTCGCATAATGGGGGTGTCTTTCGCATGATAGGGTGTCGCCAATAATGAAATAAAATAAAAAATAAAATGTTTTCGTAATATTTTATTTTTTACAATACAACCATAGTATATAATAATATTACTATGAATTGTAGGCATTTTTTTAGGAATTTTATAACTAGAAAATTGCCGGTGATAAATTTATCTATATCAACATCATGTTTACTACTTCAATGTAAAAGTCAATTTATGGATAAACCCCAGTTAAAGTCTCTTAATTAAATACTTATTTACAGCATTTAGGACACTCACATGTTTTTTTGTGACTACATTGTTTTCTTGATTTATTCGCCTTTTTTGATTTATTATGACGACGACTACGATTTTTTCTGGTCTTACCTTTTGGGACAACAACGGATGTTTTTTCTTCTTCTACGATGACTGCCTCTTCCACCATCATTTGTTTTTTTGATCCCTTTTTTGGTGATTTTTTTTCTACAGATGGACCACCTTTTTTATACATTTTTTTAGCATCAACCATTGCTTGCTTGTATTTGTAGTCTGGATTTTTGGCGCGGTTTTCTTTAAATACTCGTTGAACTAATGAAATCCAATTTTCTCCCATTATACAATAATGAAAGAAAATAATAAGAAAAATAATAAGAAAACAATAAAAGAAAAAATTGATTTTAAAATAAGGACTTTAAAATATTTTATATAATAACTATAACATTGTTTTCATGAATCTTGAATATATAAAGAATATACATATTGATTGCGAATTTACGCTTACGCGTTATTTATATGTCACAAAATATGTGAAATTATCATTAATTATTGCTTTATTGGAAAAAGACCTAGATAAAGCATTGTTTTGGACCTTTGAACTGTATTTCTCCGGTTTAGACCAAGAATTATTTGGTTTACTTTGGGTTATTTATTTTGGATTTTACGCATCTTTAAACCCTGAATTATTTGATTATTTATTGGAATCCTACACAAATTGGATAAAAAGCGAGGATTTTGATGAAAAATCAAAAATTGTATGCCTTATGGTAAATAATTTAATTATTCGTAATTATTCATTAGATGTCTTTATTTTGTCAAAATTAGCAAATACTCAAAATATTGATGTTACTGGTGTAGAATTAAAAACAGAACTAGAGAATAAAAATTTTATGGTGATTACTAAATATATGACGACTCGTACAAAATTCGGCGATTTACAACAAACTTATAAGGAAATTTTAGATTATTTCAAAAAAAAGAATAAAAATGATGAAATGGAAAAATTTCAAAAAATGATGAAAATTTCCAATGTAAATCCAAGTATTATACTATTATCACTGGTATTTACTTATTATAATAAAAAATTAAAAATAAAAATGAAGAAAAATGTGATTGTTGATTCTTTTGATGGTGATATAGATGAATATAAAACAATACAGGTTGACGATGATTTTCCTGCTTATAAAATATTACCACTTGCTTATGTATATGAAATTTTTGATGATAATAATTATATACATTTGTTTGATAACCGGAAAAACTTGATAAAACGTGAAGAAATTATTGATATATACCAATACAAATGGATATATTATGCGTCTTTCTCACCTGTTTGGTTTTATAGAATACAAAAATACAATGGAATTATTGATCATTCAACAAAAACAGTTACATTTCCTGATGAGGAATCATTACAAGAATTCCATTTGTTTTATGGCTATGAGCCAGACGAACAGCCTAGAGTCATACAAAATAAGAGTATTGGTTATTTTGCGAATTGCGAAGAAATGTATGAGGGTAAAACCTGGAAGACTTTTTATGACAAATATGGAAAGAATGGTTTATACGTTGTCGAATAAACATGGATATGATATTGAATAAAAAATATATTCTGAATATGCTGGCATAATATATTTTTTATTTTTATTTCATGATTTGACCTTAGTTTATATATAAATAATTTTTGCGTTGGAGTTGGTAATCACTGTTCCAATTTGAGTTGGTGATTTTGTTATGTCACTTATCTTTGAATAAATGATGGGTAGTTTTTTTTGTGACGCATATTTGGAATACTGCTTACATATACAGGCGCCTTGTTTGGCAATATAAGCGAGTTCCTTGTGATTATATTTTTCGGCATTGGGAATACTGGCAACCACATGGCACGATGGTAGATTATCTACGTGAAACCATAAATCAGTTTCATCTGACGCATCTATAATATCAAAATTTTCTTGAGCATTGGTGCCTATGGTATATATAATCGTATCATTAATTTTTGGAATATATACTTGTGTGGTTTTCATTTTGGAGTTAGTTTTAGGTTTTATTGATGTTATGCCGAGATTTGAATCAAAGTAATTCAATTTTTATTTTTGTAAATAAAAAATATTTTTAAATAAAAATTGAAAATAAATATGATTATTCTGTTTATTGTATAATAATAATATATTGAGAAAATGGTAAAAAACGTGAAAGGTGGTAGTGGTCATAAAGGTCAAGCTCGTAAATTTGTGGTTCCGTCTTCCTCCAAACAAGTCGTAAAAACTCGTGTTGCTTTGGAAGACGGGGAATTATATGCTCAAGTAACAAAAATGCTGGGTAATGGTATGTGTCATGTATTGTGTCAAGACAATAAGACGCGCTTATGTTTTATTCGTGGTAAATTTCGTGGTAGAGGAAAACGCGATAACATGATTAGCAATGGAAGATGGATATTGATTGGATTGCGAGATTATGAATCCGAAAAAGCCGGCGGAAAATTAGATAATTGTGACTTGTTGGATGTTTATTCTGACCAAGACAAAGAACGATTGAAATCCCAAGTTCAAACCGTAAATTGGGGTCAATTTATTTTGAATGACCGGGTAAATACAAATACAAATGACGGAGATACTATTGACGATGGATTTGATTTTACCGATGAAAAAGAGGATGAATACAAGAAAATTATGGAAATGGATCTTAACGCAAAGAAAATCAATTTGAAGATAGAAAAAGAAAAAGACGAGGATGACGAAGATATCGCGTTTGTGAATCACGATGATGAAATTAATATAGATGATATTTAGGTTCTCAATATGTTTTTGGTTAAAAAACAAAAATAAAAAACGGGTTAAACCTTTTTTATTTTCCTAATAAATAATAAATAATAAATATTATTTTGATACTGGATTCATTATCATAAAATAACGATTTTTATACGTTTTTTTGATTTTGTTTTCTATCATGCTTTCATCAAATCCTTCTTCTTGGCATAAATGTTGGGTTTTTTCTTTAATATACTCGGCGTTTATTTCTTGAAACTCCTTTACGCTGTCTGCCGGTTTCATTTTTATATTTGCGGAAATATTTCTTTTGATATGCTCATCCATCGCATATAATAAATCCTTGTCTAAATTGATATAGAAACCACGCTCGCTGGGTTCTTTCTTGACCGTACTCTTTTTGCGGAAATAATAACGCGCGCTTTTAAACATTTTATCCATAATGTCTCCCTGGTAATTCATATTTTCCAGTCGTTTGATTTCATTGTTCACTAAATCGCGATTGTTTTCCGTCCAAGCATTCCAAGCATCCTTGAAATCATGTCGGGAATCATATTGGTGTACTTTTGAAAATACATACATTTCATCAATAAATGATTGACTAAATTTAAAACGAAATATGGGTTGTTTATTTAAATTAGCACAGGTTGAGCCAATATCAAATGTATCGTCATGCTTGGATTCGGTATTAATTGTTGACGACAATAATTGATGGTCCTTTCCACCTGTATTACATATGGTTCCGATACAATCAGGAACCACAGTAAGAATAGGAGTAGCGTCAATAGGAATAATGGTTGTTGTTGTATCATTTGGCATTATCTTTTTATTTTATACGGTTGTTGTAGGGTTGTTTTTTTGTTTTATGTCTTTTTATAAATCAATTACTTTTATTTCAATTTTTTATTTTATTGGATTTTATTGGATTTTATTGGATTTTATTAGATTTTCGGTTTTTGGGGTTTTATTTGATTTATATTAAAAATTGAAATATAAATTAAATATTTGTTCTTTAGTATTAACAAATAAAATCATAAAATTATGATAAAAGAACTGGAAGATCTATTAAAAGAATTTGACATTGAACAAAAAGATTTTCAGGAGGTGTCGCATTATAAAGATGAAGACCAAAAATCAATTGTTTGCTATTTAAAAAAATTTGGTCCTCGGGAGAAAAAAGCATTTATTATCGCAAAACAACACTTAGGCACCTCTTTTCATATTCTGCGAAGCACTGGGTATAATGAGTGGAAAAAAAGTTAATATTTCTTCATGCGTCGCATCGTTTTCCTTTTATTTGTTTTATTTGTTTTATGAAAACGGGCAATACTTTTTTTGATTCTTTTTTTGATTTCTGACACTCTTTTTATCCCTCCACCTACTCGCGATACGGGTATATTTGATTGTCCCATTGCTTTTGCTACCGCAGCTTGTGCTTCTACCTGTTGTTTTTGTATCAAAGTATTTAAATATTCTGGTTTTAATTGATCTGGTGATGGTAATAAACTTAAAAACTTTTTTACAAAAACTCCATAAGAATCCGCTATTTTTGTAATAATTTCTAAATTCGCGCCAACGATTGCCTCACCGGATTTTACAGCATCATCAATGACTCTAACACCTTCTATTGCGGAACCAACACCTGGAATAGAACCGGATAAATCTAGCGCTAATTTAATTAATGCTTGTCCTAATAAACCCAAACCTTCAAATGTGATTTCTATGATTTGTGGTGTTACTTGTTTTATTACTGGCGTCGCAACATTTATTGCTATACCCGCATATACACCCGCTTTTTCTGACAATTCTCTTAAATTTTTTTGTGTTACTGGATCATTTGATAAATCACGTAATTCACTTATTTGTTTTGCTAAAAACTCTTTTATGCTAAAATTTGTTACTAAAGACATATCTATTTTTAATACTCTCGCAATCTCATTTTTTGTTGTTGTCACTACATATGTAACACCGGTTGATAAAATTTTTATTAGAGTTATAATTAAACCCACTAATCCCTCATGCTTTGATTTCGTTTTTTGTTTTAAATCACTTTCATAAACAACATCTGGTATTTTTTCATCCGGTGCGCCTCCCTTCATTTTCATGTATGTTTTCTTTGTTCTTTTCATATTTCTTTTTTTGATTGACATGTTATTTATATTATTTATATTATAAGTATATTTTTATTTTTTTGAACTTGGGGTAATCATTTTTTTAAAATCAGAAAAACTCATGCCATATCTCTTGTCTACCACCTTTTTATCCACCTTTTTCAAGAAACTAAAATTTATTAATTTTCCTTCACGAGAATAACGATTCGCATTTTCTTTAAGTATAAGTGGCTTATTATTTTCCTGAATATTCTTTTTTGATATTGAAACCGACTTATTATCCGTTGGAATACCAGATGATTTCAACGACGTATTTGTATTATATTTTTTCAACTTGGCAAATACATCTTTTTTCACAATCGTAGACGAATTCTTTTCATCAGGGTTTTGTTGTTGTTGTTCTAGTTGTTTCTTTTTTTCCTCTTCTTCTTGTTTCTTTTGTTCCAGTTTTTCCTGTGCTTCTTTGATTTCTTGTTCCATATCAACGTGTATTTGTTTACAATTGTTCATCACGACATATTTTCGTGAAATGACTTCTAAATATCTGTAGGGAATATTACTGTCTGAATAATATATAAAAGTTTCACGGGATTTGTCGTAATACATGATTACATTACCGAGTGGTGTATTTTCCATTAAAATCATATTTTTTAAACCTTCTATTTTTTCATCAGAACAAAAAACGGAATCGGTTTTTTTATAAATATCTAAATATTTATCCTCATATTTTTCAGGTATTTTTTCTGGTACTTGTTCAGGGATTTGTTTGGTTTCACCTTTTTCTAAATATAAAAATACAAATGACAACTTTTCATTTACAAAATTTATTATGTTTGTATTTGTGGTTTTGATATATTTATAAAAAGTTTCGGCATCTTCTTCCTTATAAAAATTTTGTATGAAAACATAATTAAATAATTCAACAAAATTCTCAAAATTTTGAAAGAATATTTTTTGTAAAAAATAATCATTTTCGATCGCCTTTTTAATGAAATATGCGGTTCCAAAGGAAAAAAATAGCGCAAAAATGTTTGACAATAACATATTGATTATTTAAATTTATATTTTTATATTTTTATTTTTATTTATATTTTATTTTATTTGGAGAAAGAGAGAGAAAGTGGGGGGATTGTCACTTCGCGGCGACGTTTCCAAGTTCCTCTTTTCTATATTCAAATAATGAATATACCTCCTCTGACAAATTTGCGCATTTTATTAAATCAAACGTTTTTCGTGTGTTATTTGGGTGTAGTCTCACCAAATACAAGTCACGCACCTTCTTATTGTATTTGCGTTCAATGATTGCCTTGTAGATATTTAGTTGGAGACTATAATGCCAATAATTGGTGTTGGGTAGATGATTTATACATTCCGTCGTCGCGTATTCGTTAAATCCAGTTACCTTGGATATTTCTTTACTGCGTTTCCAATCATATATTGAAATACTGTCGTCTTCTGGGTGGTAATAAATCATATCAATCGACCCGGAAAATTTAAGGTCTTCGTCGTAGACGCGTTTTTCGGTTCGATAAGGAATAAGGTCTGGAAATGCCTCGGCGAATTTCAAGAAATACCCCCATTCCTCGGATTGATTGGGTGGTGAAATATTTTTTGCGGTGTATTGTTCATGGTAATACTGTAATAAATCCGCGTGGGATACATATGTCTTGGTGTCTTGGGTTTCTACCGGATAATTCATAAAACATTCAATATCAAAATGAAGATTGGTTCCAAAGGACGAAACCGCCTCGCCGTTTTTCTTCCATTCGTTTTTTATTTGTTCCGGGGTCATACCCCAGTATTTATTGGTCGGATTCCAGTTTTTTCCGCTCATCATTTTTTTGATGACACTATCCGGATTAAAATGAGGGAAGTGGGTGTGGATCCATGTAGTAACCGACGTATATTTACTGTCTGGGTCAGTTATAATGGTATACTTGTGTGACGGCTCGTCAAATAATATGAGGTCGTCTTTTTCATCGTGAAATTTGTTTTTCAATGTTTCCAAGAGGACTGACATTTTTATATTTTATAGAGTTTATAAATCTTTGTCTGGGTGGTGTATGGTTTTGTTTTCTAATTAAATAAATCAATTTTTATTATGATGATTGATTTATTTACACGATAACTGTTTTGATTATGTATATGCGATTATTTATTCAATATGTACATTTCTACTTGTGGTGTTCCATTGTTTGTATAAAGTATTTTTATTCTTGTTGATTCAATAGTGATTCTACTGGTTACGTCTAATTTGCTATTATCTATATCATATAATATTAAAATTGTTTCACCTTTAAAATTGAAGTTTTGTGTGTTTCCGGTGGAATTTATAAAATAAAATACCGTTCCGTCATGAGATTGGGTGAAATTATCAACATATAGATTCCATGTAATGAAACCACTTGGAGATTTATTAATATAATTATTGTTTCGTTTTATCTCATAAATATCAACATTTGTTTCGTAATTTAATTCGGTCATAATATTATAACCAGTATTTTGTATCGTGCCATCCATAAAATGAAATCCCTCTATATTTGTTAGGTAATTACCACATAAATCAATATCACCCAGACTCACCAATTTTTCATTTAATTCTAATAAATGATTCATTTTCTTTGTCTGTTCTTTTAATTCCTTGATTTCTTGAATTGCTACACCGATTAAACCGGTATAATTTAAGGATTGATGACTCTCAGCGTCCTTGTCACCAGAAACTAAAAAGGGGAATTCTTCTTGAATCTCATGTGCTATAAAGCCTATATCTTGTTTATTTAATATTTTATTCACATAAGTCACGGGTCTTAAATTATTCACGTTATATTGACTTAAATCTATGTTTTGAACATTTTCTTTGACACGGTAATCTGATGTTGTATTGAATGAAGCTGCGTTTACTTGTGCTGTAAATGACGCACCTGCGGCATATATATTTCCTCCGGTAGTAAAACCGGCTGCGATTACTAGGTTTGCTGTTACATTTCCTCCGCTGGTAAAACCAGTTGCGCTTGTGGTGTTTGTGAATACTCCTGCTGACGCATATATATTTCCTCCGGTGGTAAAGCCATCAGCACCTACTGTGCTGGAAAAATATTTAGTTCCAGAAAATGTTTGACCGGACGTACTCATTAATCCTGGATTAGAATAATTTGCTGGAGTAAAATGTAAAAGTGTATCTCCTCCTACATATCCGCCATTACTATTAAATGTAGTTCCATCAAAAGCTCCAATACCATAATTACCAGGAGAACCTGTAGCACCAGTGCCACCCGTCGCACCAGTGCCACCCGTCGCGCCTGTAGCACCCGTCGCACCTGTAGCACCTGTCGCACCCGTCGCACCTGTAGCACCCGTCGCACCTGTAGCACCGGTTATACCTGTATTACCCGTCGCACCCGTCGCACCTGTAGCACCTGTCGCACCCGTCGCGCCTGTCGCTCCCGTAGCACCAGTTATACCTGTATTACCCGTCGCACCAGTCCCACCTGTCGCACCCGTCGCACCTGTAGCACCCGTCGCACCTGTAGCACCCGTCGCACCTGTAGCACCGGTTATACCTGTATTACCCGTTGCTCCAGTTCCACCCGTCGCACCTGTAGCACCCGTCGCGCCTGTAGCACCTGTAGCACCAGTTATACCTGTATTACCCGTCGCACCCGTCCTACCTGTAGCACCCGTAGCACCTGTAGCACCTGTAGCACCTGTATTACCCGTCGCGCCTGTAGCACCCGTCGCACCAGTTATACCTGTATTACCCGTCGCACCAGTCCCACCTGTCGCACCTGTAGCACCCGTCGCACCTGTAGCACCCGTCGCGCCTGTCGCTCCCGTAGCACCAGTTATACCTGTATTACCCGTCGCACCAGTCCCACCTGTCGCACCTGTAGCACCTGTCGCACCCGTCGCACCCGTCGCACCTGTAGCACCTGTCGCGCCAGTTATACCTGTATTACCCGTCGCACCAGTCCCACCCGTCGTTCCTGTAGCACCCGTCGCGCCTGTAGCACCTGTCGCGCCTGTAGCACCTGTCGCGCCAGTTATACCTGTATTACCCGTCGCGCCAGTTATACCTGTATTACCCGTCGCGCCTGTAGCACCCGTCGCACCTGTAGCACCTGTCGCTCCCGTCGCGCCTGTAGCACCAGTTATACCTGTATTACCCGTCGCACCAGTCCCACCTGTCGCGCCTGTAGCACCTGTCGCGCCTGTAGCACCTGTCGCGCCTGTAGCACCTGTCGCGCCAGTTATACCTGTATTACCCGTCGCGCCTGTAGCACCCGTCGCACCTGTCGCTCCTGTAGCACCCGTCGCGCCTGTAGCACCTGTAGCACCAGTTATACCTGTATTACCCGTTGCTCCAGTTACACCCGTAATACCAGTCGGACCAGTATTACCAGTTGTTCCGGTTCCTCCAGTTGCGCCAGTCGCTCCAGTTGCGCCCCTTGGACCAACTAATGCTACATCCGCATTTGCTACCCATGTCGAACCATAATTTGAAAAATTATAAAGTGTCAAGGTATAAATACCAAAACTAAAACTAGAACCAATTACTTCATAATATCCTACATTACTTGTCAGGTCACTTATTGTTATAAAAGTATTTGGTGTGATATATTTATTATTTGTGTTAAATGATGGGGCAAGCGTAAAATTGCCTGTAGATCCAGATGTTAAACTACCATCTGTTGCCATTCTTGATGTTATCAATGGACCAACTGGACCCGTCGCACCTGTTCCCCCCGTTGCCCCTGTTCCACCCGTATTACCTGTAGCACCAGTTCCGCCTGTAGCACCCGTCGCGCCTGTAGCACCTGTAGCACCAGTTATACCTGTATTACCCGTCGCACCCGTCCCACCTGTAGCACCCGTCGCACCTGTAGTACCAGTTACACCTGTCGCACCTGTCGCTCCTGTAGCACCAGTTATACCTGTATTACCCGTAGAACCCGTCGAACCAGTTTCACCTCTGCCAGTTGCTCCAGTCGCACCAGTTACACCTGTATTACCCGTTGCTCCAGTATGACCCGTTGAACCCGTCGAACCAGTTTCACCTCTGCCAGTTGCTCCAGTCGCACCAGTCGCACCAGTCGCACCAGTCGCACCAGTAGAACCCGTAGAACCTGTAGGACCCGTCGCACCAGTAATACCATTTGAACCCGTTCCACCTGTCGCGCCAGTTGTCCCCGTATAACCTCTTGGTCCAACTAAGGTAACGTACGCACCACTATTCCAACTTGCTGTAAAATTAGTAAAATTATACAGATTTAAATAATACGTATTCCCACTTAATGATACACCAACTACTTCAAGATAACCACTAGTGTTACCAGAAATAGTTATATAAGAATTTACTGGTATATATTTATTATTACTGTTGTATGCTGACGATAATTGATAATCAATACCGGTAGTTCCGCTATTCAAAGTTCCAGATGATGAAATAATAGTTGTAAGCAACGGACCAATTGGACCCGTTGCTCCTGTTCCACCCGTCGCGCCCGTAGAACCCGTAGAACCCGTGTCTCCTTTTGGTCCAACGAGTGCTATATCCGCATAATTATCCCATGTCGATGTAGTATTTCCTTCATTTTTAATGGTTATTTTATAATATGTATTTCCACTCGCGGTACTATAAGTTAAACCAGTCACTAAATAATAATATAAAGACGTATTTGGGGAATTCCCTTCTGTAATATGATCATTTATCACAACATATGTATTTATCGCAAAATAATTATTATTGTTGTTATTGGTTAATAAATCATATATTCCAGTAGCACCTGGAGCTAAACCATTTGGCTCACTTGATATTTGTGAAGTAACTAACGGACCAGGTAATCCGTTCCCTCCAGTCGCACCTGTCGCACCCGTCGCACCCGTCGCACCCGTCGCACCTGTCCCACCCGTCGCACCAGTTTCACCAGCACCCGTAGGACCCGTCACACCAGTCGGTCCGGTAGAACCAATTGGACCTACAATTGTTATATTTGCGTCATTACTCCAACTAGATGTTAATGAATTTGAAATATTTTGAATTGTAATATCATAATTTGTATTACCAAGATTGGAATATGCTGTCAAACCTGTTACTAAAAAATAATAAAGAGATGTATTACCTAATGTTATGTCGTTAATTACAGCATAACTATTTATTGTAAAATAATTATTATTACTATTATTATTTTGTAGACTATATTTTCCAGTTTGACCAGGTGATAATGAACCACTGGAAATTGTAGATGTCACTAATGGACCTGGTAATCCTTTCCCTCCAGTCGCACCAGTCGCACCGGTTGGTCCCGTTGTGCCACTTGCACCAGTTGCTCCAGTTGCTCCAGTTGCTCCGGTTTCTCCAATTGCTCCGGTTGATCCAGTGGCACCAGTGGCACCCGTTGATCCGGTTGATCCGGTTGTTCCAGTTGATCCAGTTGCCCCGGTCTCGCCTCCTCCTCCTCCACCACCGCCAGTACAAGCAGTGGTTTGGGTTGTTCCATCCATAAAAATAATACCGCCTACTTGTAATAAATAATTTCCACTTAGATCTATATCACTCGCGCATACTATTCTTGAATTATTTTGTCCTAATACATTTGTTATAGATTGAGTGTCATTGCTTGAATAATTATTTCTAACAATATTATTTGTAGCAGCATAGTTTAAGCCACCATATTTTCTAAATGACATTCTAATATATGTATAGTTATAATTTATTATTTTTATTTTTTTTTAACGTTTATTTTTTGGGTCCGTTTAATTATGTTAAGAAATACTAATGGGATACAATATCGAAATTTCTTTTAACATGACCAAACATTCTAACGTGTCTGAATTAAAAAAATATATTACTGATTATGCGATTGATTATAACTGTGACCATTATTATTATTTATACGAACATGAAAACGACTGTAAAATACCCCGAAATCACTGCATTATTGTAGTAAATTTTGGCGATAACGAATTATTTGATTGTTCCATTTTTTTAAAGCATATTAAACAAATGAAAGATATACATATTGAGTGTATTTATGAAGATGAAATCATGTGTAAATTAATATATGCGTCCCAATATTATTTGACAACCGTTGATAAAGACAAAGTGATTAAATACAACAAGTTCAAAAGAGAGCGAAGTTTGTCGGATAATGAAAAAATTGTTTTAGAACACGTTTCAAAAATTCCAAAAAAATGATTTCAGGATTTGGGGTTTGGGATTTGGGGAAATTTATAGATATTCATTTTTATTCAAAAAGGACATAAATATTTGTTTTATATTAATCTATTATTATGGACTTGAACATAAATACATGGAATATTACTCTTACACAAAATAATATTGATAATTATGATATTCATACTTTACTTCATTCTTATTTTATGCCAAGATATGACTCTATGACGTATTTACTAAATACAACTCAAGATAAATATAGCGTTATTGAAAAATTTGTATACGATACTGCGATGTTTCATTTACAAAGACTCGGTATTGAATATAACAAAGACGAACATTTAATTGAATTTTGGTTTAAACATATGTTTGAATCAACATGTCATGTGGATACTGATGAATATGAACGTCAATTTAATGATAATTTTAAATACGAAGAAAATGAGCCAATGTTTACATCTATAACATATTTTTCAAACTCTAATATTCCAACTATTATTTCAGATATTACTTCTGATGATTATTTGAATGACAATTATTCCGAAAAAAATAAAATATTTTTATCTTTCCCAAAATATTTAAAACAAATTACTTTTCGCGGTGGAAAATATTATCATGGAACATGTAAAGTATTTGAAAATGAAATATCATCTGAAAGAAAAATTTTGAGTATTATAATTTGGAATAAAAAAAAGGTGAAAGTTCCTTATTTTGATAATCATATATTTCAATATACGAATTATACAAAACACAAAATACAAATATATGATGTTACTATTGACAATGATACTCAATTATTAGATATTACAAAATTAGAAAATAATGCGAAATTTATTATTAATAATAATGAAAATCTTATTCATAAATCATTATTTGAAAAATTCATAGATAAAAAAAATGGACAACACGGTGATTTGTTTTATCGTTTTTCAAATATTCTCAATGAAAATAATTTTGAAAAATATGAAATTATTGAGTTGTCCAATAATAATGTATCTTTATTGGAGGGAATGAATATAAAAGAAAAATGTACGGAAAAAATAACTAATGGTGAAGAAAAAAACAAAAAAAATAATCAAGAAAATATTATAAAAAAAGATATCTTTACAAAACAACTAATGATTGAAAAATTATTTTTTGATCATGTTATATGTGATTGGATTATAAATAATACTCAAAAATATATTTTGAAAAAAAAAGTAGAATCATTGTCAAGTATAAATATTGATTCTTTGAAAAATGTTCAACCTTTTGTTATTTTTTCTTTAGAAAAATTGTTTAAAACAAAAATTGTAGATTTTTATAATTTAAATGATGAAAAACAAAATTTTATGATTAAAAATATTCATATTTTAAAAGTAGATAATAATAATCTAAAAATACAAAATTTTGATAATTATCATTTAACTATTAAAATAATATTGAATAATCATGTAAAATTAATTTTTAAAGACGGAACAAATATCATTTTGAATAAAGGTGATTTCATTATACATCATAAAGCAGATTTAATAGAAAATATAATTTTTAATAAATATAAGGATAATGATAAATTGTATATTTTAGTAGCTGACATTTTTTCATTATAATGATGTATAAATATTTCTACTAAAGATGATATAAAAACATTTTTTATATTATAATTATTATATAATTATATTATTTCATGTCGTCAAAATGTGATATCAATATAAAAGAAATCGGAACCAATAGTATATTTGTCATTGACGATGCTTTTGACTGCGAATTATGTGACAAATTAATTAAATATATTAATTCAACAAAATTAAAAAAACTTTCATTCAACGATAATAATAATGTACAGTGTTATAGTGTTGAATATATTGAAAAAAATAAAACACATACATTTGTTGTAGAAAGGATTAAAGAATTATTAAAATCCGCAAACGAAAAAAATAGCAGTATTAAAATAAAAGGTCAAACCTTGTTTGAATTGAGAAAAGTATATGGTGAAACCAGAATACATGAAGACGGAATTTTTAATGGCGATATTGTAGAAACGGAAAATAATGGTAAAACGAAAGTAATAAGATCTTTAACAATTGTCATTACTTTGAATGATGATTTTGAGGGTGGTATTTATAACTTTCCCAATCAAAATATTAGTATAAAACCAAAAAAAGGGACTGCTATTTTATTCCCACCCTATTATACTCATCTACACAGTGTTTCTGCGGTAGAAAGCGGTAAATTTAGGTATATATGTAGTTCTTGGGGATTAGATGATTTTATGATTAACGAAAATGATTTAAATTGTAATAATGATGTTTGTGACGATGGTGTTTGTGACGATGATTCGTGTTTTGAAAAAGAACCGTGGTCTTATAAAAATTTTTTTATTTCTCCCAAAAAAATTGAATGATAATATTTTATTTTTTGTATTTATAAGATAAAATATTATTTGTAACATATTATTTGTAACATGTATTTAATCAGTGTTTATCTTCATATGAATTATTATTTTATATATTATTTTTGTATCGGATGATAAAATTTTATTAACACTACATTCCACCATATTTGAATAGATAACCATATCTCCTTGATTTAATATAGTATTTAAACCATCATTAAAGATAAGTTGTCCTTCTTTAACACTATTTTCATCTAATAATGATAACATTATTTCTACTGTTATATCATTGGTATTTGAAGAATAAATTTTTAATCCGTTGTTTTTTGTATTGTTTTTATTATATTGAACTAATAAAATATCCTTTATTTCAATCTGGTTGTTTGTGTTGTTTGTATTATTTATATTGTATGATTCATTTACTTTATCACAAACTGCTTCCAACATTTTTCCTGTAAAACTTTTCATTTCACTATTTTCCATCATCAAAATATTTTTGTTTAAAACCGAAATTGATGATGATAAATTTGTATCATTTATTTTTGATATAACCATTTGTTTATTTTTTATTGCGGTATTTATTAACCATTCGCAAGTGTTTGGCGATAAAAATTTTATTATATGAAAACGCTGTAAAAAACGATTATGAATATTTAATTCATTGTGTATATTTTTATACATATTTTTTAAATTTATTTCACTTTTTGTAATTACATACCAGTTGTTTGATATATATTTATTATACAATTCAAGAATAGGTTCTATATCTTCATATGCGTATTTTTTTATATACAACAAATTATTAAACATTTTATAGTTCAAAAAATCATTGCTCCATATTCGTTGGTTACTCAGTTCAGTAATATCCGTTATTTTTGATTTTTCATTTTTTTCAATCGTTAGTTCATCATTATCTTTTTCTGTATCATTTTCATTCTTATGGTTACTATCATCATCCCATACATTAATTAATATTGCATTTATTGGATTCTCAATATTGGTGTCTTTAGGAATAATAAAACCATTACAACTCTTTCCATTGAAAACAACGTGAGTATTCTTTTTTGGAAAAATAACGTTTATTGTATCGCAATTTTTAAATTCCTTATATTTGTAATTGTCAATATCTATATCAGTCATTATAAATGGTAATTCACTATCTGTCAAAAATACTATACATGATAATATAGGATACTTGATTGTTTTTTCAGTATCATTTTTTTTTAAAATAGGATATATTTTGTTGTCGTGACTTTTTAATTTTCGTACCTCTATCATATTCGTTTCTGATTTTTCCTGTAAATTCAGTCTACATATATGATAATTTATTATATTTGAAATACATTTTTCACTTTCCTCGGCTTGAAATTCATTATCATTACATAACCAATAACTAATAGTATTCATATTTTGGTTTTGGTCTATAAATACTATTTATTATAAATAATATTTATATTGTTTACATAATTTACATTATTATTTTTATTTTTATTTTTGTTGTTTTTATTTTTGTTTTATTATCTCGTCGTTGATTTTTCATAAATCCAACCAGTGATTATATATTTATCACTTGAAATTGGCATTAATCCACTGTGCGGAAATATCCAACTTGCTGGAAATAATACAAGTTGACCTTTTTTTGGTTTTACTTTATAATTATCCCAAAACTGAGTCTCACCTCCCTCCTCCACATCATTCAAATAATAAATATAAGTAAGAACACGGTTTCTCTGTTGGGTTGACTCAAATGACGCATCATTATGAAATACATATCTTCCTTTATTTGATTTGTATTTTTGAACCATTATTGTTTCAAAAAATAAGCCATCGACATATAATTCTTTAAATGTATAATATTTAATACCATCACTTTGATTTGGTTGATTAATATCTAATACTTGTGAATTATATATTTGTGTATCTAATTTAGACGCATATAATTCAATATTATTTATTAGTTCTACGATTAATGTTTGTCTTATGCGTTCCCATTTTTTATTGTCAACTTCAATATCATAATCTATTGTATCTTTTATTTTTGGCTGTATACCTCCAAATGTTGAACCTGGACCTTTTTTTTCTTCTTCTTCAAATAAATTTATAATTTCATCACATAAATCTTTTGATAGAGAATATTCATTTATATATATATATCTATCCAAGCCATACGTCATTAATTATTAATTAATAATAATATATATTTTTAAGTATTTATATTTAAATTTTTTATAATTATTAATTATAAATGTCTTTTTACCAGGTTTCTAATCCTACAAATGGTCGTAGTAGTACTTTAGCTAGCGTGCTTAAACCCGCACCTACTAGTTTGCCGCCGAGTATCCAACAAAGTGCCGGTGGTGTGCCAGCAACAACTATTTCAAGTCAAGTTCAAACCCCAGCACCATTGGCGCCAAATCAACTTGAAGCTTCTAGAACTAATATCAGAATAAACAATGTAGATGTGGGCGCAACTTACTCTGCTTATTATACTGATTCTGGCGCTGCTGGTGCTACTACTATCCCAGTTGGACAATACACCGCATGCACACTTATTCTTTGTGGTGGCGGGGGAGGAGGAGGAGGTGGTGGAGGAGGCGGGTGGGCACTCCCAACCAACAGCCGAGAAGGTGGAGATGCCGGTGCTGGAGGAGCTGGTGGTCTTGCTATATATCAACGTATTTCTCTTACAGGCGTATCCAATATTAGTGTTACTGTGGGAGGAGGTGGAGCTGGTGGTAATGGGGGTCAAGGAAGAAACTCTCCTCAACGAACAGGTGGACAACCTGGGCAAACCGGGTTACCTGGGGGAGCCACTACAGTAACTATAGGTTCTTCTAACTATGTAGCAAATGGGGGTATCGACGGAAATGGCGGAGGTGGTGGACCAGGCAATAACCCTAGTGGACGGGGGGGTAGTGGAACAACTGGAGCCCCTGGAACTGTGGCTCCAGCGGGTTCAGGTATTCAACAGGCAACGTTTAATGCGCCTGGGACTTTTTCAGCTCCAACGTTTTCAATAGTAGTTGGTGGCGGAAACGCACCTGGAAGTTATGGACAAGGTGGTTCACCTGGTCAAGCAGGACGTGGAACAGGAGACGGTAATGCTGGAGGCGGTGGACAAAGTGGCTTTGCACGTATTTATTTTTATAATGATTAAAATATAATATATATTTCTATTTTGTATATCCATAATATTTAACTATTTTTATTTAAATTTTTTATATCTTTTCATTATAAAAGAGATTCATTATAATGAGTCTATATACTATTACCAATAACACAAATTCACGTACGAATACATTAGCTAACGCATTAGCTCCTGGCGCAGTGAGTGTTACCGGATATAAGCAGGGAGGCGTCGCTATTACTTCTACCTCACTTGTTAATTCGTCAATTGAATCTACTACTACTGGTTATAAATCTAGCGGTACAGATATCGGTAGTATATATTGCGTGAAATACAATGGTTATGCTGGACCTGCGAGTGGTTCTATTCCTGTTTCGAACTATTCAAAATGTACAATTGGTAAGTGGGGTGGAGGGGGGGGGGGGGGGGGGGGGTCAAGCTAGTCCAATACCTGCTCAACAATCGGGACAAGCAGGAGGAGACGGTGGTATAACTATTATAGAAAATATACCTCTTTCTTCTGTTACTACTATATCTTATAGTGTTGGAACAGGTGGAAGTGCTGGTCTAGGAAAACAAATTAATCCTCTTAGCCCTTCTTTTCAAAGAGCTTCAACATCTGGAGGAGCAGGTAATTCCACAAATGTTGTGGTGTCCTCTACTACCTATACAGCAAATGGAGGAGGTGGTGGACAAACACCACCAGTACAACCAACATTTACACCACCAGTAGGAACCATAACTCCAGCTACACAAACTGTTACAACTGCTACTTTGAACGGACCCCTTGCTTATCAGAGTACCCCAGATAGAGTTATTACAGTTTCAACAATTAATTATTGTCAAGGCGGTGCTGGTGGTAATGGTTCTCCGACTGTGAATGTTGGAAATAATGGACAAGCAGGAAGACCCGGTTATGTTCGTTTGTATTTTTATCCATAAATAGATATATATGATTGATGATAAAATATATATCTAAAAAAACTGGTTGAAAAATTTTGTTACGCCTTTTGCTTTGTTTTTATTATTTTTTTGCGACTTCTTATTATTTACTTTCTTTTTAGGGTTTTGTTTCGCTTTATTTGCTTTTCGCGTTTTATTTGTTGTGCCATGATGCGTCAAATGGTATGGAGTCATTAATTTTTTTCTTAAAGTAAATAAATCTTCCAATTCGTCGTAATTTCTTTTGGATTTAGATTTATTTAGAATATTTTGTTTAGGAAATGACGATTCTGATTCAAAAATAGGAAAATCGTGTGCTAATCTTTGGTCTAATGATTGATTTACTACTGGCATTTTTAATATATTTTCCAAATCATTCTTGTTTAGCTTGACTTGGTATTTATTTTTCTTGCCGTTTTTATTTATGTTTACATTCATTGTTCCTTGATTGTTTTTATAGTTTGTGTCCCATTGTATCTCATTGATTAATGGTTTTGAATTTAGCCCATCATTCGTTATGCTTTGTTGAAAACCTTTACTGTAAATGATTGCCATTTGTTGTTTTGTTGGTATATATTATATAAATATAATAATATTTTTATTTTTAGGGTTTATGGTTTAAAATTCAAAAATAAAATATTTCTTTTCATTATATCATGGATTTTATTCACATTGATGATAATATTGATGATCATATTCATAATGTTGATGATGATGATTCTGAACAGGTAGAAGATATTGGGTTCATTGAGAATAATAAACTTTATAATTCTAGGTTTCATGATGATACACAAAGACAAAATATACAAAATAAACGTGTTTATCCTAGTGCGCAAAAAATATTACCTGGTAATAGTTTTACGGATGATAATAAAAAAGTGAGTAAAAAGGTCACCTATGATGATATATTATCATCGCTAAATATGAAAGTTATCAATGGAAAACTACAAATTGTGCGAGGTGACGCCGAAGTTGTTCCACCACAGCAAAAAAAGCAAGTCATCAATAATCGTCAGAAATTTAATGAGAATGTAAATATGAATGCGTATTCAAAACAAAATGAGTTTTATAATAAGTTTTTACAGGCTCAGAAGCAGTCACAAGCGCAAGCACCTTTTGTTGTAGAGTCGTTAACACCCGAAGAAAAAAAACGTCTATTGATGATACAATACATAAAGCATCAACAAGAGCGACAGCATATATCGCGTGTAAAATCCAGAAAAATGAATTTTGTTTAGGACCAAGAACAATACTTGCGTCTAGACAATAGGGAATGATGGTTGTGCCGCAATACCACAAATACCGATGTCATTTGTGCTATCGCTTCTTTCAATCTTTACGTAACCCTCATCTCCCCAGGTGGTTGACCAAGAATTCTTGACTAACCAATAATCTACACCGTTTTCGGTGCCGTAGCCTACAATGAGGACGCCATGGTCCAACTCTGTGCCACAAGTTGAACTGGTAATGACACCACTTGAATAGGATTGGAATATTCTTTTATCCGCTTCAATGGCAATAGAAACCGGTCCAAAAGAAACCGCCTCCTTTAACGCTAATTGGTTGTTTGCTGGGACGTCCGCACAATCCTTGACGGTTACCTCTGAGTCACAAGTGGATTGACATGAACCGGATGATCCGGTAGACGCAGTGTAAGGATAATCGGATTCAACGCACATACCATTATCTATGGCGTATTGAAAAGCATTGTCCATGAGTCCACCATTACATCCCAAGTTGCCGTATCTCTTTGAGCAATCCACCAATTGTTCCTCAGATAAACTCACAAGATTTCCAGTATGGATTGACCACGCACCCTCCATGGCGCCGGTTGCCGAAAATGACCAACATGAACCACATTGTCCTTGGTCTTTTACTGGTGTGACGGCACCCAAAGTACGCCAGTCGATAGATGATGGGACCTTTATTTGTTGGTAACTATATTGGGAACATTTTGATTTTCCTCTTAGGGATGATGATGCGGAGCCAATGAAACCGCCACGGATAACGTCTTTTTCGAACTCTTGTGAAGTTAAATCAGTAAATTGATTGATACCCATGGTATAGTTTTCCTTTTTTTCTAAATTATGTTGAAAAATAGTTATTACGTTTTCCTTGAATATTTGAAAACGTTGTTGTAATTCGGTTTCGGAGGGGTATATTTTCTTGAAACGCGCTTGAAATGAAAGAAAAGATTTCCAGAAATCAATATTGTCGATATTTTCGTCAAGGGCTGACGAAAATACAATAGGACTAGAGGTCGTGGTCATTAGTAGAGAACCAAACAAAAAAAGTTGTAAAATAATCTGCATTATTTTGTATATAAGGTAAATATAATAATCTTTTTATTACCTTTTCATTTATCTTTTATTTTATTTCATGTGATGTGATTAGAAACTATAGGTAATTGTTTTCAAATCTGTTTGTAGTGAATTATACAAATGATTACGTATTTTTCCAATTGTAGTAGGAGACTTGAAATCTAGGCTTACTAATTTATTCAAGTTTCGTTGGTATTGGTCACTCAGACGATCACTACGTAATATCATTTCCTTATTTTTTTTATACCAATATGATAATGCTTGCTGGATTTTTGAATGAATAAATTTAAATAACGAGAGGAATTCTTCGGGGGTTTGTTTTTTCCAGGAATAGGTATCATTGTTTTCTTCCGTGGATGTTGATGTATATATGTAAATCGCGTGTTTTTTTTGAGCAAAACTAATAAAGGGTGGTCTTATTGATGGTGTCAAATTCTTTTTGATTACGATTTTCATAGTTTCCATAATATTTTCTAGATCAATAATATCATCTTCTGAAACCTTGAGGTCCCTTTTCCATTCCTCATAGGTTATTGTTGGAGTCGGAATAGGTGAGGTCGGTGAGTTCAACATGTTGATTACATTTATATTATTGACATTTATAGAAATGTATTGTTTAATATCTTGTAATTCGTTTTCCATATTTTTATTTTTCAAAACCAATTCTTGAACGATCTGGTATAAGACTTGTATTGAAATATTTGGCGGAGGTCTTTCTTCCTCCTCGCATTTTTCTTCGCGTATTTGTGAGGCTTTTGATTGCGCTTTTTGTTTATATATGATTTCGCACAATAATACGTGTCGTGAATAAGAGCTTTTTCTGGTGTATTCTTTGCTACAGTACAGGCAATTAAACATTGTCTTTGTTGTTCTTGTTGTGGTTTGGGTTGTTTTAAAATCTCAATAAACTATAATTATTATTCAATTTTATTTTTTAGTTTGGATAATAAAGAGAGAAATAATATCTTGATATAGTATATTATAAAGAATATGCCAATTGCTACTGATGATCAAACAACAACAAATTGTCGCTGGTGTAACAATAATATCAGTTATAATGATCCAGCATCTCAATATCAGACTTTAAAAATTATTCAAAATACAGTAAGAGTGCCTGCCTCATTATACATGAATGATTTAGCAGCCTTGAATGTATATCAAAAACCGGGAGAAGAATATGGAGTGAATTGGAATCAAATGAGTGACCGTCGTGTGCGCCACGTTCAGCCAACGACTGTTGCCGGGGGCAGTTTTTATCATGCCAGTAGCACTCGGTCTACGATTACTAGATGTAGACCTGGCGCTGGGTGCCCTGGTGGTTCAGGAGTGGATATTAAACATAATTCCTATGATCGTTATTTGAATCGTATTAAGGGAAAAGGACCGGTTCGTCGCGGCGTTATTCCGCCTGATTTTGGAAAACCTATTGTATTTAATCCAGCGTTCCCTATTTATGGTGGAAAAACTACCAAGACAAGTATTGTATCTGGTGGCGGATATCAAGGAAAGTGTATTTGTGGTGATCAAAATGATGTTATTTATGATACATTAGCTGATCCACAAAGATATCAATATTATTACGAATTTGACGTTGGTACCTATGTTTATGCCACAAATGCGGATGGTTATTATGTTAAGGCGCTTGTTGTTGAAAAAATAGGAACAAATTATATAGTTCAATATGACGACGGCACTGTGGCTGAAAGAAATATAAGCGATTTATTGGTTTATTATCCTTGTAATAGTGAGACGTGTTAATTGTGAATGTGGGTGTGGGTGTGGATGTGGCGTTTTCTCTCTTTGTATCTTTTTTATAAAACAAAAATGATAAAAAATATCAACATAAAAATAAAATAAACAAAAAATATATTCTATAAAAATTAATTTATTATTTATATAATATAATGCCAGTTAAATTAAATATGGTTTTACATAACGGGTCTGTTCCTCGTGTTTCCTATTCCCAAATCGTTTCCAAATCGGCTTCCACTGTGAATTCTACGATGAGTTCCTTAAATTCAAATATGATTCAACGTGTTCATACCGCAACGGCTGGATGTAGTGCGTGTGGAAAGAAATAACATGGTTTATGGTTCTAGGGATTAGGGATTACTTTGTCCCGTCCAGAGATTATTATATTTGTCTATATAAATGGGTTCTTGCTCTGTTCCTCCTGTTGGACGTGCTAATAATTTAAGTAGTTTTGGATATTTTGTTCCAGTGACAATCGGAAGATTAAATAATTGTAACAATACATTATGCTATACCTATAATCACAATTATATTTATCAACCACATAGTGGTTATGGAAAGGTGGGGACCACCGCTGCCGCATATTTAGCAAGTCGTAAAAGATTATAATCTTGATTTGTATAGCAAACAATAAAATAATAAATCGTGTATTTTATTGTTATTTGGGTAATATATTTGGTATTTGAAATTTTGGAATACGCGAATATAATGATTGTGCCGGTGAAACTATGTGTTTGCCGAATGATTGACTTACTGATTGACCTATTGATTTACCTGTTGATGTTACTATATTTCCTGTTATGTGTAATAACAAACGAGGAATACAATCCCCAAATTTTCCTAGTAATTTTACAAGTTCTGTAACATTTATAGTTGAACTGTCTATTTTCAATGATTCAAAATAATTTGATAGTAATTTACGAACCATTGTATTATTTTTTATGTTTATTTTTTTTATATTATTGATGACACATTTTATATCTGATAAATTGTTTTGAAATACAACTTTATTATTGTTAATAAAATTTGATACCGCCGTAGTAACACTTGGTATAGTTAATAAATATAATATTAATATTAATAAATTTATTTCGTTTTTCTTATCATCATCAACTGTATTAAAATTTTCGTCCATTTTTTGAAGTATCATATTTTGTAAATTATCAAATAAAATTTCAAATGAATCCGCATCATCATCCAGAAATTTTGGGTTATCAAAACAATTATAAATTATAGTTAATAAACTATTGAAAATATATGGATTATAATCAAGTAATAACCATTGTATTAAATCATCTATGAATTTACGAAATTCCGCATTATTTGAAAAATTAAAAGACTCTGAAATATTATCATTATTTATACTGATACTGTGTATAAATGTTTTATTTTTGTCAAATACTTTTGTTTTAAAATCTGGTCTATTTAATAATTCAATCAAATATTCAAATATTGTATCATAAGTTATACCCAAGGATATTTCAGGCTTTCCACCTGTCATCCTTTTATTTCTTCTTGATTTTGTTCTGTTTGTTTTCGTTTTCGTTGATTTTGTTCTTGATTTTGTTCTTGATTTTTTTTTTGACATTGATTTAGATTTTCTTAATTGTTTCATTATATAATATAATTATATAATTATATTTTTATTGTATGTAATATGTGTAATACTACAAGTATTTTATTATTCTAATATATTATATATTACATGAATTTCGACTTGAACTTGAATAATTACAAAAAAGAAGAATTAGAAGATATTTTTGATTTACCCGTAAATTATGACTCGTCTACCCTTGATATGAAAGAAAGTAAATTAAGAGAAAATATATATGCGGACTTTACATTGAATCAACAAGTGAGAAATAAAACGATTGCCTTTTTACAAGAAGCGAAAAAATTACTTTTAACCGACTTGAAAAGCACCGTATTCAGCAAAATTTCCGCGGCGAATATTTACAATACTGACATGAGCTTGAAACCAGTGAAAGTTATTGAAGAGAACGGCGCAAATATGGTCATTAATCGTCCTAATACGGCATTTGCCCAATCGTTTCCGAGTGAATTTTATGAAGGGATTATTAACCCGCTCAAGAAAAGATCATTAAGACAATATTTGAATATTGACACTCGGTTTCGCGATAATTATTACGGGTCGCTTTCTACTGATTTTCATTTTGATTTGCCTATTAAATTTTCCAGTGTTGCTACCATGCAGCTGACCGCGTTTGAAATTCCCAAGACTTATTACTATATATCTAACAAAACGGGGAACAACTTTTTTACGATTGGAATTGAAAGTAGTACTGATTCGGCGCAGGAAGTCGTCTATGTTCCGGATGGTAATTATACTCCTGAAACAATGGTTGCGTATTTGAATCATTATGTCAGCGGGGCGGATGGGCAGTTGTCTACTTTGGACAAGTATCAAGATTTAGTATTTAGTTTGAATACGGGGGGAAGTGGGTCTGGGACGGGACAGTTGGTCGTTGGTATTGCCGATGGGGTGACATTATTTGATTTTTCTTTGGAGTTTAACACCAATAATACCGGGGGCGAGGATGTAAGTACGCCATTGCCTTTGAAATTGGGATGGATACTGGGATTTAGAAATGGTAAATATATTGGTAGTCCCAATTATGTTGGTGAGGCGCCGATGGATTTGAATGGGATCAAGTACATGTATTTGGTGGTGGATGATTACAACAACAATGTCAATAATAGTTTTTACAGTGCTTTTAATTCATCCATTTTAAATAAAAATATTTTAGCACGGATTTCATTACAAACTGGGACAGGGTTTTTAGATGTAAATAGTCAGAATAATTTAATGCTTACCACTACGGCGCGTCAGTATTTTGGTCCAGTGGATATACAAAAGTTGAGGATCCAGTTGTTGGATGAATATGGTCGGGTCATTGATTTGAATAATACGGATTATTCTTTTTGTTTAACCTTACAATCTTTGTATGATTTATAATTGTACGATTTATAATTGTACGATTTATAATTTTTGTTGTCTGGATTTTGAAGGTATTCGGGTGAGTGGGTGATAATTATTATCTTTATTATTTATATATGTCGTCATGTATAAATAATGAAAAAGCAAAATCTTGTTTTGGAAATGGGGTGTCATCCTATGCTAGCGATTATATTACAAACAAACGCAAAAAGTGTGTGAAAAAATGTGTGGATCGACGAAAGGAGGTAAATACTGCTGACCTAAGGTATGGAATAGTTACTACTAAAGATTATGATGGGATTAACGTTGTTTGTAAAGTAGCTCCTAAAGTGGGAGGCGAATTTGTTTGCGATGCGCCGACGACTATTGATATTGATACTGCGTCGACTCCTTTTTACAGTTATTATAATATTCCTGTAAATTATTAAACGGCGAATTATTACCCGGTAAATTATTACACGAAATAAGACAATATGTAACCTATCAAAACACCGGCGAATAAAAGAAACGCGTTGGTGGTTGTCAAATATGGATGTTGACCTGGAGATTTGGAGTTTGAACCTCCACTAAAAAACATATTGTCACGATTGATTTTGTGTTCTCTTTCTGCGGTGTGTCTTGCGTGTTCTCTCAATGTTTTTCTTGTTGACATCATCATTAAAGCTGCTATGATTAACGCAACTATTACTGAAACCGCTATAGCAATTATATCACTTTGTCTTACTTGAGTTGACATACTTGGATAGGATAATTATATTATATAAGAACAAAATTAATTTTCTTTCTTATATAACTTTATTTTTACACAATTTTTGATGTTACATAACCCACTAAAACACCGGCTAATAAAAGATATATGCCGGTTGTGGTTATTGTTTTTGATGATTTTTTATTTCGTTTACCGCCTTGTTGTTGTTGTTGTTGTTGTAATGGTGAGTACGTAGTAGGAGTAGAAGTAGTGGTTGATGTAGATGAAAAATCACTTTTAATATATCCCGTTCCCATTAAACCAAGTACTACTGCTCCAATGATTAGTATTGCTATGAATATCCACATTGTTGATGATAATTTTGCCATATCTATATATATTTTACAAAGAAAAAAATACATTTTGATTTTGATTTTGATTTTGATTTTGATTTTGATTTTGTTTTTGATTTTGATTTTGATTTTGTTTTTATTCAAAATGTATTTTCTAAATATAATTATTTTGAGATTATCGTATTTTAAGATGACCTTATTTTGTTATAAAAGTAAATAGATACAGTTGTTAACGCACAAATTGTTAAACCTGAAAATATGTTTTTAGAAATATTTTCCTTGTAGCCATGGATTTTATGATTGCTATGGTCTGAAGGTAGATCCATATCTAATATAAAATGTTCATCATGGTCATCTTCCTGGATTTGGGGTAAATAATTCACATTTTTTTGTTGGGTTGTTTCATAAGAATAAGAGAGATTTGCTAAATGCGGTGAGTTTTGGTTGTTGTTATTATTTTTTTTCGGAAAAATGTGTTTCGGTGGGGTTGAAGTATCGATTTCTACATAAAATCCCCAGTCTTCATCTGTTTCGTTTTTTACATAGGGAATCGCGTTTTTTATTACTTTTCGGGTTTGTTTATCATTATGATATAAATAATGATTATGATAATTATCGTTATAATTATCATGATAATCTTCATGAAAATATTCATCATTCATAAAATCATCGTTGTTTTGAAATATCATTTGTAGCATTTTTGATTTTAATTATTTGGTGTACTATTAATAAATAGTAATATTTAATTTATTTTTATTTCAATTTTATTTTTAGTTTTTCATTTTTGTTGTAACATACGTTTTGCCTTTTGGGCGACTCGGTTGTGTTTTGTTTGGCGTGCTCTAACATACGCAGCATATACTCCCTTTCGGGAAACTTTACACGTATTCTTTTTACATATAGGGAATGATTTTTTGCTTTTTGGTCCTAAAAAACATTTGGACCCGCATTTTTTACGCATCACTGTTCGCTGATGGTAATTGGGTTTTTCGTTTTTCCATCCTCTCCAAGGCACATTTTTACGAGTTTGGGTCATATATAATATATTGCTAGATTATAAAAATAAATATCAAAATAAAAATATATTTCTAATGTATCTATGGATCAAGGCAATGATGTATCCATTCAAGAAGTAAAAATTGATATTATGGATATTGATGAGGATAATTGTGACAATTGTGATAATATGATGATCAAAAAAAATGTATTTCAACTTTTGAAGAAGAAAAAGAGGAATTCGGGTGAAGAAGCGATGAAAAGTTTTGAAGACGGGGGCAGCAGTAGTGGCGACGATAATTATTTTGGGGAAAATACCAGTGATTTAAGTGATACGTATAGTGAAGACGATATGAATTCCATAGATGATAAACACATGGTGGGGGCTGGTGTAAAAAATCGGATTATTTACAAGAAATTAAATTATCATCAAGTAGAGCGCAGTATTGATAAATATTATTCGGATATTAATCATAAATATTCGTCGGCGTTGGATATATTAGCCAGTTATTTGAAGGGTCATAAAATTATTTACATGGAGGCAAAGTCGTATTCGGAACAAAAGTTGAATATGCTTATGATGCCGGCGATTTTACTATCTACCGCCGCGACGGTCTTGGCATCGGTGGTACAAGGATTTGGCTGGGGATCTATATTGATATCGTCGGTGAATGCTGTTATTGCTTTTTTGTTGGCGATTGTGAATTATTTGAAATTGGACGCGGCGTCCGAGGCGCACAAAATATCGTCTCATCAATATGATAAATTACAGTCCACGGTTGAATTCACATCGGGGTCCATATTGTTGTTTAGGGATTTTTCTATTGGTGTTTCACCCGGAGGAGGAGAGGGAGGTTCTGGGGATCAAGAAAATGCGTTGGTTAAGCATAATCACGATACGAATTTGAAAAAGGAATTGGAACAAGAAATGATGAAAAAACTTACAGACGTGGAGAAGAAAATTGCGGAAATCAAAGAAACGAATCAGTTTTTGATTCCCCAGGCGATCCGTATGCGTTACCCGGTTATTTATGGGACGAATATTTTTTCCATCATCAAAAAAATAGATGATCATAGAAAAAAGACGATTACGAATTTGAAGAATGTCAAGAATGAAATCCGGTATATCAATGCGGTATCCAAGACGAACAAGCACATGTTGACTGATGATTATCGGGGACAGTTGGTGAAATTGTTTAATTTGAAAAAGGATTTGGTCAAGGAAATACTACTTTTAAAGTCGGCTTTTTCCATCATTGATCAAATGTTTCAACAGGAAATATTGAATGCGGAAATTATAAAGAACCGCTGGATTTGGGGGTATATTTTTCATTATAAAAAACTGGTGAGTCCACTTGAATTGAATCCTTTTATTGCGAATTTGATGGACCCGTTCAGGGAAAAAATAGAATAGTCTTGTGGGTGGGTTAGAAACCAATGAATTGGTATAATATTGATATGATGGTTCTATTGAAATGGGCTGGGTTTTGATTTGGAATTGGATTTGGAGGACGTTGTGGCGCCGGTGGAGGATTCACTGGGACAAGTATCTCTCTATAAATATTTCTATTATTATCAATGACTATTTGTAATTTAAGTTCTTCTTGTTGTTGGTTACAATACTTGGTTTGTATTTGTTTACATAAAACGGGGTTAGGTATTTCCAATGATTTCATGGGGTCCCGACAATAAGCGCAAACTGGCTGAATGTTGATGTTACTGTTGAGACTTTTGAAATATTTTTGAATACAATCATTACAAAATGTATGATTACAATTTGTGATGATTTGGTTGGTGGAGGTGATTTCATCAAGGCAAATGGGGCAGTCTTTTTTTTGTGTTTGGTTTTGTGTTTGGGTTTGTGTTTGGTTTTGTGTTTGGGTTGTTGGGGGTTTGATTGTGATGTCGAATTTTCTTTGCGGTGGGCGGAATTCATACATACGATTCAATAAAAGTTCTTCAAGTTGAAACGAATTGGAGATTAGGTTGGTTTTTAAATATTCGTCTCCATATGTTTTATAATTTTCATCACTTATTTCATCGAATTTTTGTTTTAATTCATCATTTGAATATGAATAAACTTTGTCTTGATAATAATTTACACGCAAATAATGTACGTATGTATTTTTGTCATCATTTATAGTTAATTTTTTCAAGTTTTTTTTATAAATTAATATTTTTAATTCATCATAGGACAACAGATTCAATAATTCTTTAACACATAAACTGATCTCATAATGTGAAACGAGGGTTTTAAATAAAACTGTTATAAATATGAACTTTTCCAACATTGTTTTATCAAGTATTTCAATAGACGGGTCTTTACATTTGTTTATGTTGTGACCAACATGGTGGCAATATGCGCATTTTGGAGGGTTTTTTGATTTTGACATGTTTTGTTTGTGGTTTTTGACAATATAATTGATTTAAAACGAAATTCAATTTTATTTTTTTGACTTTAGATTTTAGATTTTAGATTTTACACCTTTTTACTCACTAATTATGCGAAACCTAAAAAATTACGCCCAATTTTACTTGTTCCAAACATACCGCATCCCGAAGCTATTTGTAGATAAAATAGATTACTTTTTTTTGTACAACATACCAAGTATACCGATAAAATAATAAAAAGTATAAAAAACATCCAAAAGAAACGAGATAACGTATCCATTGTAAATATATATAGTAAGATAAAAAATATAGGTGGTAAAATATTTTTATTTTTATTTTTATTTTTAAATATTTACAGGTAGGTATCCTATATTTACGCGCGGGTGTATGCGTGGGTCTAGGAATATGCTTTATTTATTATATATTTTATTTTATATTTTATATTTTATTTTATATTTTATGCGTATTTAGTATAAATGGAAAATCAATCATCAAAAATTGTCCGAAAATCTATTGTAGAAAACGTAAAAGATTTTACTGCTGACCAAGACAATATTCAAAAAATAAATGTCACTATTTCAGTTGCGTTAGAATTATATCGCGTTTTAGTATCTTCCCTCTTGATTTTATTTGTTCCTCAAGATTGTGGTGGTGGTAATTTATGTACCATGACTGAAAATATGAATTCTGATTCCAATTTATATACCACTGGACTTTTCTTTAACTTTGCTACATTATTTTTATTTATTGCCATGTATTATTTTGAGGTAAAACGCGAAAATAAATTGATTACCTATCTTGATGTGAATAAAACGATTGCTACAGATAATGAATCGGTTGGTAAAGAATTGGAACATTTACCGGTGGAAAAACGCAACAATATTTTATTATTTGATAAATATTATCAAAAAATGGCATATGGGGCAATGGGAATATTCGTAATCAATTCGGTTATTAGTGGGGTAGTTGTATATAATTATTCACTCGGTAATCAAACCACTACTACTATTATAACGAATATATTATTTATGGTATCTAAATTGGGAGACGTATATGTCACGGTAAATACCGAACAAAATATATTTTACTCTGCTTATTTGAAAGGTAAAATACAATATAATGGAGTAGATCCAGATAAATTCAACAACTTGAAAAATCAGGTTCAAATGGTAGATATACATATAGAAAGCCCTACGCCGCTGGATCCAGTTACAGAAGTAACAAATGAGAATTTGAAATGAATAAAAGTATAAAGCAACAGCAGCTATAAATTAAATTAAAAATTGATTGTTTTTATTTCTTTGTTATAAATGTTAAAAGAATTATAAAAAGAGACAAAAAGAAACAAAATGACAACAAATAATCATATAAACCATAATGATGGTCCTAATTTATGTATTCCACGAGTGAATACATGCGTTACGAAAGACCTCGTTTTTGAAATCATAAATAAATATTCTTTTGGATGTATAGAAAAAATTGATGTCATCAAAAAAAAGGGCTCGTGTAAAAAGAATGATTACTCCAATATGGTCTTTATATATTTTAATGGATGGTATGATAATGCCCTGGCAAATAGTGTGAAAGAACGGCTCATGTCTGGTAAAGATATTAAAATAATCTATGACGAACCATGGTATTGGAAAATATCGGCGATCAAAGTTTAGGCGATATTAGTTACGAAAATGTAAGTAATGTAATGTATATTTTTATTTTTTTGTTTTTTTGTTTTTTGTTTTTTGGTTTTAATATCTTCATTTATCATATAAATGTCTATTCAAGCATTCAAAAAAAAGGGGGTTATTCGTTATGGATCAAATGTATCGGGAAAACGACCTGGAGGTGTGTGGCTAAATCAAGGACCTTTTGGAAAAAATGACGGGACTTTGGTCATTGGCGCATCTGGTCCAGAGGGGTTTTCTTTAAATGGTGGTAGAAGAAACGTCGGATATGTCGGTCAAAGTATGGCAATGTCTAGAAATGGCACTCCTTTTAGGGGACAATTTCCCTATGGTTCCGGTGGTTGTTGCGGTACATATAAACGCGCTGAGCCAGTTTATAATGCGAGTCGCGCGATTGTTTTAGGCGATCAATATCAATATATTAAACCATCGGTTCTCTCTACAAAGGGTATGTTGGAAAAGAAATACAAATGGATCAACAATGGACAATATCCGAATGTTTGGGTACAACCTGTCTATGGCAATAGTAATTTATCGGATAACGCAAGTCAATGGTTATATATTCAGACCAAAGCCGCTGCGAATATCTGTGTCAATGATACGAATAAAGAGGCGCTTTATGTTGGGTATCGGGTTAGAGGTGGTCCAAACGGTTGCTCCACATCGTCTGCGAAATACGTGTATAAAATACAGGAGTCAAATGCTGGTTATACCAAGACATTACATATTCCACAGACGGCGAGTCAATACACTTTACAGGTACAGCGCAAATGTGCGAATCCTGTTGGTGCGTTAAAACCTTTCCCTTTTGCGGTGAATGGCGGGTCGTCGAACTCAAAGACGCCTTATGCGCCACCTCCGGTTCAGATTGTGAATTATAGTACGCCACCAGAATGGTATACTGGGGTGAAAGAATAAGGTTTTGTGGGTGGGTATGGGTTTTTGAAAATGTAATTTTTATATAATATGTGACAATCATTTATTATATAAAGATTTGATTTTGATTTGATTTTGATTTGATTTTGATTTGATTTTTTATTTTCGTCTGGTTCTTCTCTCATGATGTTTTATACTCTTCTTTCCATTCTTCTTTCCACTCTTCTTTCCACTTTTTCTTTTGTGGTGACGACCGTCATGTCTTCTTGTTTTTCTACCACCCATTCCCATAAAAGGCGCACGCGCTAATCCACTTGCGAGCGTTCCTAATCCTTGTCCTACTCCCGATAAACCACGCGCGGTTCCTCTTGCGGCTACACCAGCAGCATTTGAACCCATACGTGCTGCTGAACTCGCCGCATCCATACTCATGCTTGCTGCTTTTGTTCCCATACTTTTCGCACTACTTGCCGCACTACGCGCAGCATCTCTCGCCTTTTCATAATAACTTCTTTTATCACAAGGACAACACTCCTCTGGCTTTGTTGTGGTGGTTGATTCTAAAACTGTTGTTTCTGTTTTTTGGGTTTGTTCTGGAGGAATAATTGTTGGTTGGGTTTGTTCTGGAGGAATATTCATATCCATATCACTCATTATATATTATAAACGCAGATTAAATTATTTTATTGGGTATTATTGATTATTATTTTTACTAAATAATTTTCACTTGTTTCATTTTTATTTATATATTTATATATTTTATATGACTCGTTCTATTCAAAAAGATATAAATATATTTATTCCTCCTAACAATACATCATTTGTAACGACTGTCTCAGTTTTTGTCGTTGTTTTAATCATTCTATTCTTGAAACCTGAATTGTTTTTTATGGCATTTAAAACCTTTTTAGGAAATGTTGTTTTATTATTTATTATTTTAGGCGTATCCTATATTCATTTTAAATACGCAATTGCTTTGGCACTCTTTTTTATTATTTTATCCAGAGTCGCTTGGACATCGTCTTCTTTGAAAGAAGGATTTGCGGAGAAGAAGAATACTTGGTCCAAAGAACTAGTAGATAAATTTCTTAAATTTCAAAAGGTATTGAATCCAAATGTGGTTTATGATATGAAGGTCGTTCAACAACAAGCATCCCCCGATGAGGTGGAATATTTATTTATGAATAATAAATGGCCTTGGACGAAAGAAGTCATGGATCTATATAAACAGGCGGTGGCGGAAAATTCGTTTGTTAAAGTGGACCCTGGAATTGCCATGATTGACGCGCAACGAATATATAATCAAATGGCAATGAAACAAATATTGTCCTTTGGAACCAAAGAGGGGACATTTTTATTAAATGGTGTTGTTATTGGGCACAATCAAAAAATGCCTAGTAATGTGAATGATCTTGTTCGGTGTGGTACTGATCCAAAGACTGGGGGGTCTGTCGTGGAAAAAGTGGTATATAATGGGTATGATTCTATTAGTGGCGCGATGAATAAAACGGTGACGAATGTGGAGTTTGGAGATATACCGGGGTTGGTCAATGGGTTTCAATTTTTGAACGGACCTTGTAATCCTTGTGCGCCGCTGGATAATCCGCCATCATACTCTTGTCCTTTTTCTTTGAACACTGGTAATGGTGCGGAGGTGAGCCCTATATGGAAACTTTTATGGTATCCTGGAGGGGTAGTGCCAAATAATAAAACAATGAATGAAACATCCAGTAAAACTGGTAGTGCCGATGGTAATGGTAATGGTAATGGTAATGGTAATGGTAATGGCAGTGATAATGATAGTGAAAAATTTCCTATTCTTAAACAATTAAAAAATGAACTTAACAATACTGATTTTATTCGTATGATTAAGGGTAGTGACGGAAATGAAAAATCAACTACTACTACAAAATAGATTATCAATGAAAAAAATACAACGAATGGTAAGAATAAAAAATAGAAAAGAAAATATATTTTGAAGAATAAAATATATTTTTATATTCGTAATAATTCACAATATATTTTTTACTATAAATATACCAGTAATTAAATGATTCATGAGTTTTTACAATATATTGATGCTGATTTATTTCAATGTAAAGATTTAATTATTTTCGATGTTGGCTCTAGAGATTGCGAACAGTCTATTGAATTTTATCATAAATTCCCCAATGCTCGTATTTTTGCCTTTGAATGTAATCCAAATACATTACCTATTTGTAGAAAAAATATTGAAAATTATCAGGATAGAATTACTTTAATAGAAGGCGCTGTTTGTGATTATGATGGTGAAATTACATTTTATCCCATAGATCAAGAAAAAACGATTACTACATGGGTGGATGGAAACCCTGGTGCTTCGTCTTTGTTTAAAAGTAGTGGTAATTATGACTGTATCGAAAAATATGTTCAAAATGAAATTGTTACAAATTGCCATCGTTTGGATACAGTTATGCAGAAATACGGAATTCCTAAAGTAGATATTATTTGGATGGACATACAAGGAGCTGAATTATTGGCATTGAAATCGCTTGGTAAATATTTGAATTATGTTGAATATGTATACACTGAAGTGACATATAATTGTGAAATGTATACGGGTCAGGTTATGTTTGAAGAACTACATGATTTTATGTTAAAGAATCATTATATTGTAAAAAATAATTTGTCCATGGGTCAATGCTGGCAAGATAATGTCGTTTATAAAAATACAAATAATACTTATTATAAAGAGAAACTGGAAAAACAAGATAAACAAGGATTTTTTTTCGATATTGTTGTTCCTGTTGGTCCAAATGATCTTTATAAAATAAATAGACAACTTGAATATAACAAAAAAAATGTTATTGGATATCGCAATATCTATATTATTCCTTATGATCCGAATATTCATTTTGAAGGATGTATTACTATTCCAGAGACTATGTTTCCTTTTAATATTTGGACTGTTTATAATTTTCATGGTAAAACTTACAAGTCAAACTGGTATTTACAACAACTTTTAAAATTATACGCGGGATTTGTTATTCCGGATCTATTGGAACGGTATTTAGTCATTGATAGCGATACTATATTTTTAAAACCTACTAGATTTGTTCAAGACGGGTTTTGTTTATATAATTTTCATCATTATGGTAATTGTTATGAACCTTATTTTTCACACATGAAAAGATTACATCCTTGTTTTAATGATTTATATTTCAATAATATTTGTGGAATTACACATCATATGATATTTGAAAAAAAATATGTTAAAGAAATCATTGAAATGGTTGAAAAAAATCATAATAATCACCATTTTTATGATATTTTTCTATACAGAGTACACCAAAATTATATTTTGGGTTCTGGTGCGTCTGAGTATGAAATATATTTTCAATACATGTTGAATTTTCACCGTGATAAAATTTTGATTCGTCCATTAAAACTTATTGAAACTGGGTTTTTTGATGAAAATAATCCATGGGATGCTGACTATGTTTCCATTCATGGTCACTTAGCCAAAAATACTTGAAAACCTTTTGTTTTGTTTTATCTGCCGCTGTGATTTATCTGCCGCTATGCGTTTTTATCATAGGGAATTGCTGTAGTTTCATATTCATATTATTTTTATCATTCACATATTGTTCAAAATCATATTCCCAATTACAATATTGATTAATGTAATGATGTATATCGCCTAGTAAGGTCGGGGCTAGATTTTGAATTGAATCCGCACAAATAAGCCCGAATACTCTTTCCAAACAGCAACGATGAGTTCGTGTGGTTACGTGTTCAAGTAAATTGAAAAAATGGTAGGTTTGGTCAAGTGTTGATGAAATGTATTCGGTGTTTATGATTGACATGACGCCGAAACAACCGGTCCATTGGTCTTTTTTTTCATATAATTCCAGTAATCTTTGGGTGTGTTGGGGATTTAATTTTGAGATGAGATTTTTTATATCGCATGTGATGTCGGGATGTGTTTCCCAGTGATGTTGAAAATTCCATATAAGTGTTGGAGTTTTTGAGGTTGTTGTTAGAGGTATTGGTTGTTGAATGAACACTGAATCGTGTATGATGATTGCTGTTGGGAATAGCTTGTATTTATTCAAATAATAATAAGGTAATAATTCACCGCGACCCTGGAATTCAGATTGAATGAAAAAAACATTCGTTAATGGGGGGGTGTCGGGGAGGGGGGTTACGTATTCGTATTTGCTATTATCATCTATTATCATGATGATGTTGGTTGGATAGAATTTACGAATACAAGTATAACACTCGTTCCAATATTTGTTTGTTTTTTCTGAGTTGACATGGCGGGTGATTACAAAACTGTATGTCTGGGATTCCATTATTGTTTTGTCGGTTAATTAATTATCATAATGAAATCTATTTATATTTGTTGTCTTGATTTATATTTCTTCTCTTGGTGGGCTCTTGGTTGTGATTTTATTGAATATTATTTTATCCAACTCTGTGAGCGGTTCAAAATCCTGTTGGGTCATGTCGCTTGGTGCGAGAGGAGGGCTCGGGGTTCTTGATCTGGTTGGGAATGATGTCATTTCCGAGATGATTCGTCGTTGAGTTGGCGTAGTGTTTTCACTCAGGTGACGATATGAAATGGGACTGTTGTCTGGACTTGGAGTACGACTTCTTTGGCTTGTCGGAACATTGATATTGTATAGGTGGTCTTGGTTTTCTTGAGGGGTTGATATAATGTAAGATGTTTGACGTCCCTGCGAATGCTGTCTGGCGCCGGAATACATTGCCCCTTTTAATGTCGCAAATGTTTTGTAACTGATATACAGGTCTTCATACAGGGTTTGATGAAACTTGTCGTGCTCTAAATAATTGGTTTTCATATAGCATTTCAAATATTTCATGAAAAGTTTCATGTCATTTTTGACAGCGTTTATTCTGTCGTTTTGACGTTTACGCTCCTCTTTCGGAATAATGATCATTTGTTTGGATGATTCGTCTATATAATTTGATATGTGTTTTGATAAATACAAATACTCTTGTACTTTTTGGCGGAACATGTATTTGGTCAGGTCTTGCTGGGTTGGGTCGGGTAAGACTTCTACTTGGTATATGAAAGGGGTATCTTGGGTTGTGATTTTCTCGGTGCAAATTGTTCCGGTGATTTGCTCGGCACAAATGGTTGCGGTGATTTGCTCAGCGCAAATTGTTGCGGTGATTTGCTCTTGGGGGGTGGTTGTGCGGACGTGATATGTTTTGAATGATTCGCTCAAGAGAGGTCCGACTTTTAGTGTGTTGGACCAGGTGTTGGTCTTGTAATCATATATTTCGCAGTTATTTGTGTTGATGGTTGTGTTTTTCAACGCTGGATATAATATTCCGTGTAATATTTCTCCAAATAATAGATTGGAATTTTCTATTTGGTCCAAGAAATAATACGATGCGTTGTTTCTTGATTGGGCGAGGGTTTGTAATAGGTTTGCGTTGTGATCATCGCCGTAACCGATGTATATGTGCTCGTCATTGTCTTCTCTGGGTGGGGAATATAAAGATAATTCTGTTAATCTGCGAACATTTTTAATACCTGATGTTGCGTTGCCGTCGGTGAGAAATATTTCTGTTTTCATATAGCTTTTTGACTTGTTTTTTTCATTTTCATTTTCATTTTCCGCGAGGAGTTCCTCTTTTTCCATGATCTCGCGAGATTTAGTAAGGGCTAATTCCAGATTGGTGCTGTTTTGTGGCTCTATGGAATCAATACTGGTGTTGATTTGGGTGATGGTGGTGGAGTCTAACAGTGTTTTGGGTATGATTTCGGTTGTCTCGTCATCAAATACAACTAATTGGACATATATGGTTTGGGGTGGATAGTGATAGGTTTTCTTTAAAAGAATTTCCAACATCTTTTTGGTAGTATGCTTGGCGTGATCCATTTTGGTCTTGTGGTCTGTTGGGCATATATCGTCCATAGATTGTGATCGGTCTATGCTGAACAAGATAAATAAGGGGTTGGTGATTTGGGATGTCTCGTTCATTTGTATTTGTAAAGTACCAAAGGTATATGGGTTTGGGTTTGGAAATAATTCAAATAATAGGGGGGTGTTGCTTTCTTCATCGTAGATTTCATGGGTTGTGCTTGGATCGGCTTGGAATTGTAGATATGCGTTTTTTATTGGCTGTGACATATTTTGCTTTTGTTGTTTCTAGTCCTGGTGTATTTTGGTTTTGTTGTGATTTTTTAATTCAATTTTTTTGTTTTTTGGTTTTTTGGTTTTTTGGTTTTTTGGTTTTTTGGTTTTTTGGTTTTTTGTTATTTATTATTTCAAAAAATAAGACTTAAATAGATGTGTATTTATACTTGTATAATGGAAAAGGAAAACGATAGTACTGTCGCTGATGCTCCAAAAAAACCAGAGGTGAGATTGGTTGATGTTCCTGTGACGAATGAGGTTGAGTCTTTGAATTTGTTGGTGTCTTTCTTAAATTTAGCACAGCGTCGTGGTGTATTTACCATTGATGAATCCGCGAAAATTTGGGAATGTGTCAAGATTTTTCAAAAGAAATAAAATAATGGATTAAAAAATCCGGGTGAATAATATTTTCTCTTTGATGGGAAAATATTATTGTTACATCATTGTTACATGATTTGAGATTAGGTCCTACCGAGATTTGAACTCGGGTTAAAGGATTCAAAGTCCTTTGTACTAACCACTATACTATAGGACCAAGAGGATGCATCAACTGGGAATCGAACCCAGAGCACAACCTTGGAAGGGTCGCATTTTACCATTAAACTATTGATGCTTTTGAGGGGAGAATGCGTCAACTGGGAATCGAACCCAGGGCACAACCTTGTTACACCACTAAACTATTGATGCTTTCTAGGGGTATGTGTTGGAGTGTCTTTAAGTTGTTTTATGGATAAATTATTTAATGCCGGAAAGCGATTGCCAAAAGGGCGACTGCGATGATTCCTAGCAAAAGACCCGTGTGATAATATTTCTGCATTGCCTTGTACATATGTAACCACGCTTTAGTTTGTTCCGGGGTTTTAATATGGTCCAGCATCCAGGCGGTTTTTGGCGAAAGCATATAGTAGAAATAATTGGTGATGAAACTGGTGGCGACGACTATACAGACAATATGCGATGTTGATAATTTGGTCTTCTGCGACTGGGATTTTTGGTAGTTATAAATGATGATGATGAGAGAAAGGATGAATCCCAGGGCGTAACCGTAGTAATAAATAGACTGGCGTTCTTGCTGGATTTTCCGGTAGGTCTCCTTAAGTTCCTCGGGGAGTTGTTGTTCGTATTTTTGGATGGTTTGATTTTTTGTGCTGGCGTAGTTCATGTAAATCATGGATACAATAAAGACTAGCGAAAGAGTACACGATATGGAACATGGCATTTTATAGGGGGTATATTATATTAGTGATATATTTTTTATTTTTAATTTAGGGACTGATATATATAATGGGAAAAAATATTGATGGTTTTGGAAGGATTGGGCTTTTTTACTTTGTCACCTTTTTATTCATTGTTAAAATTTTATTTGCCATTTTAGCTGTTGTACATATTTATCTTAAACGAACAGGAAAAGACGATACTAAAATGGATGAATTTGTTTCGTTCTGGAAAGAAAGATTAGAATTTGTTTTTATTATTGGAGTTTCTCTCTTGTTGATGATTTTCTTTTTTCCTGGGAGAAAAATACAAATGGAACCTACGTTTGAAATGAGGTTCTTATTCTTTGTATATGGCATCATTATTCTTATTAATCTTGACTGGAAAATTGTGGTAGGTGAATCGCCTTTTTTGAAGACGGTTCAAACGGTAGTGTAGTTTAAAAAATACGTATGGGATTATACGCATTTTTTATTTGGTTTTTATTTGGTTTTTATATTAGATAGATTGTATTGATTCTCGTGAAAATGTGTTCATGATGACTATTACAAATAAGACGAATATCATGAATACAAATAACAATAAGCATAGTGAAATATGAATTATATTTTGTATTAATTTTTGGTATTCTACCTCTTGTTTTTCTTTTTCTTTTTGTTTGATTAATACGCTTATTTTATCAATTCCTTTTGAAATCACACGTAAAGCTTCTGATAAATTCGCGGTGTCGTCCGTGTCTCTACTCAAATGATAATCTAATTCAGAAACATTGTTGTCGTTGTCGTTGTCGTTGTCTTTGTCTTTCTCGTTGTCGTTATCGTTTTGGTCATCATTGTTAAAGTAGCTTTCATCATAATCTTCCCCGTTATCATAAAGGGCATTCAGTTTGCGCCGACGCATGTGGTTTTTCAAGTAAGATGATGATGATGATGATGATGATAATGATGATGATGATGATGATAATGATGATGATTGTTGGTGCGTTTTTTTCGGCTTATTGATATGCTGTTGGTAATCGTGGTATTTTTTAATATAATTGGCGCGACGCTCACATATTACAAGAAATACATCATGATGATATTTGGTCATACAATATTTTATATATTCAAGAACATGAACGTCATACTTTTCTAATACATTCATCGTTTGAATGGTTTCTTCGTCACCTATGAATTTGGTGGAAATATTGTGTCCAAAATTGGAGTCTGATTGGGACGGGGACGGGATTTTTAAATCGTTTTCCAAATCGGTGATGCTCATTTTTTATTTTTGGGGGTTGTGTTTTTGTTTTTCTATTTATTATGTAAATAGAAAAGCATATCAATTTTTTTATTATATGTTGGTGTGTCGGCTACGCCTTATCTGTCGTAAACTTATCCATAGGCTGCGCGCATTTCCGCATACGTCATATTACGTCCGGTCTTTTCTTTGAATTCTTTATCTCCGTCGGTCATGATTTTTGTTAATTCCTGGATCATTTTATTTGGGTCGTCTATTTCTTTGCTATTTAGTTCGGCGGTTTTTTCCATGCCTTCTTTTTCCAACTTTTTGATTAATTTATTTACGTCGACGGATTGGGTCTCTTGTGTAAGTGGGTTTTTTATTGGTGTATCCATTCTATTCTTTAATTTAAGTAAATATTTATATTCATTTATAAATACAAATATAAATATAATCAATTTATTTTTTCCTATAATGTTTTCTTGTTTTTCTATGATGTTTTCTACTATGTCTAGACGACTTTTTGCCACGACGATGGGATTTTCTTTTTCCGCCTGAAAACCAACCTTTGGCTTTAAAAATTTTACCCGATGATTGATCAGTTGGTTTCACTTGTTGAAACATTATTTTAGTTACGGTAGTATCACTCATTCCAGAAGGATTGTCTACTAAATAATAATCCTTGTTTGTTACAAGTGCTTCGGTTGGTTGAACCTGTTGTAATTTACTATTCAAACAATTCGCTATATCATTTTTTAGAATCGCTTTTGGTTGGTTTATGGCAGAAGGTAAACAACTAGAAAACAACGACATTCTATTATATATAATACAAATATAATAATTTTATTTGATTTTTGCTTTCTAAAAAGGGAGATGAAGAGAGAAAGTTAGGGTTTCCTGGAGGGGCGTCTTCGTTTTGTTTTGGATTTCTTTGGTTTGGTTTTGGTTTTGGTGCGTTTATGTTTGGATTTCTTGGAACCTCCGATTCTTTGACGTTTATTTAATGGAGGCTCTTTGTCAAGATTGAATACGAATTTACGAAGACTTTCAGATAAATCCTCTCCGGTTGTGGATATTATGGGTCCGAATTCTGGTTGGGTTGTACTTGGCGCACCTAATCTCAAATATAAATAGTAAACCACGGTTATATTATCAGCATAGGCGTTTATCCAAAGATTGAATTCCTTACTTAAATTCCAGGTGCGTTGATTCACAATGATTTTATTTTCGCGATTTCGTGGTAATACTGATATGTTTAAATAATTTACTTCCATCAAGTTCAGTCCATAATATGTATATATGACGGCGAGGCATATATCCTTGAATGTATAAGGGGGTCCGTTGAATACTTGCTGTATTTGAATCGCCAGGTTCAATAGGAATTCTTTTTCTTCTGGAGTACAACATACATTTGTGTTCTTTAATACATTATATATATTTACTAAATTATCATATATTTTTTTATCGGTGTCTTTGTATATCTTCATGTGTTGTTGTATAGCGACATCGGCGTAGTCATTTATTTTATCCTTGAATGCTTGTTCTACTTGATCAAATGTTTGTTCCTCTGATATTATAAAGTCACTCATATAATCTAAATATATAATAATTTTCATTGATTTTTGGTTTCTAAAAAGGGTCATGAAGAGAGAAAGTTAGGGTTTATTATTGAACGCAATACACCAGATTTATTTTCTTGATTTTCTGGATTTCTTATGTTTTCTTGATTTCTGATGTTTTCTTGTTTTTCTTTGTCTTTTGTTCACTTTTTTTCCACCAGTTAAATCATTATATTCATTTTCAATAGAAACCCATATAATACTATGATAGGTGTTAGTGTTAGTAACAAGTGGTTCATTATTACAACTAAATGTTATTTTATCTTGATCAATTAAATGGTCAGGATAAAGTTGATAAATATATTTATATTGAAAACTACCCATTTGATAATGAGAAAATAAATATTTGTCAAGGTAAATGAAAAAAATATAATATAATTATATTATATAAATGTCTATAAATACCAATGGTACAGATATTTTGTCAACATATTTCAATCCAAATACAAATCCATATTCGCAAACAATTGTCAACGAACCTACTGGATTTAAAATAAACGGTACAGATGTAGCTTCAAGTTATTTAGGTCTTGGCGCTAGCTCTGATATACCAGTAAGTGATATATTGTCATCTAGTGGTTATAAAAAAAGTGGTACTGATATTGTTAATTTATATGAATTAAATTTAGTATCATATAACTCTGGAACTAATGGTATAGATTATAAAATATGGAATCCAGCAAACCATGATGGTTTTCTTATACAAATATTAACATTCAGAGCAAGAATAACATTTAATTATAAAGTAAGTTTAGACTTTGTTATGGTTGGTGGCGGAGGAGGTGGCGGTAATCAGGGTAATGCTAATGCCGGTGGTGGAGGTGGCGCAGGTGAATTAATTACTGGCAAAATGACAAATATTCCAGCAGGTCAACAGCTAACGTTTGATATAAGTAGTGTTCCTTCAACCTCAGTAGGAGGGACGACTACAATGACGTGTAATAATGTCACAATATCTGCGAATGGTGGAGGTGCAGGAGGTAATGGTAAAGGTTCTTCTGCTGCAACAACTGGGAGTAGTAGTGGTGGTTCTGGTTCTTATTCGCAAGGTGTGCCAAGTGCCGGTGCTGCTAATGACCGCAGTATAGCAGATACGGGTTATTTTAATAGTATGATTTCTTATAATAACGCAGGTGGTAGAGGTCAAGACCAAAATAATGATACAGGTGCTGGAGGAGGTGGTGGAGGAGCAGGAGCAGCGGGTGGTGCTGGTGCGTCGGTTAATAATGGAGGAGATGGTAAAACAATAACGTTTGGAAGTACGAGTTTTCAGCTTGCTGGTGGAGGTGGAGGTGGTGGAAGACCTACTGGTTATCCAGGTAGTTCAGGAAGTAGTGGAGGACTAGGAGGTGGTGGTGCTGGTGGCGCATCTAGTCAATCCGGTGGTGATGGTACACCTAGTACTGGTGGTGGAGGTGGTGGTGGTAATAATAATGCTGGTCAGGGTGGTAAAGGAGGTATTGGAACTGTAATCCTTTATGTTGTTGCTTCAGGAGTTAGTTTATAAATTTTATACCAGATTTATTTTCTTGATTTTCTTGATTTCTTATGTTTTCTTGATTTCTGATGTTTTCTTGTTTTTCTTTGTCTTTTGTTCACTTTTTTTCCACCAGTTAAATCATTATATTCATTTTCAATAGAAACCCATATAATACTATGATAGGTGTTAGTGTTAGTAACAAGTGGTTCATTATTACAACTAAATGTTATTTTATCTTCTTCAATATTTTTTATTTCGCAGTCTGTATATCTAATAGGAGTATTCCGGGCATCACCACGAACCCCAATAGTTTTTATTTCCGCGTAAATAGTTATTCTTTTATTTGATTTTATAACATTGAACAATTCTGGTGTTAATTGGTCAAGGTCGTTTATCTTATTGTTTTTACTGTCTCTTATATTGTTATATATTACGAAATCTCTGATATTATTGTATTCAATAATATTACTTTCAAGAGTTACTGGATTGTAGATTGTAATATTTGTATTCGTACATGCTGTTATTAACACATTTTGGTACTTTTTATTTCTACTAGTAAGAATATTTACTTTTACTTTCTTATCCATAAAGTATTTACACGCATTAAAAAGACGAGCACTCCTGGTTGATTCACCCCAATTTAAACCGCTTAAATAATTCATATATATAGTATAATTATATTTTTTTCTGAATATTCAAATGTAGTTTGTATATTTGCTTTTGATTTACGAATTGTGAATTTGTTTATGGTGTTTTATGTATCATTGGCAGGAGTTTAGAGTATAAAATAAGTACGAAAAGACCTATTGGTAAAAAAAGAGGTTCATAATAATTTAAATATGTCCAAATCATTACAAAGAATAATGGGAAAAAATGCCCACTAGGTATCATAGCATAACAACTTGGAGTACGGAAATATATCCACGCACCCGCAATAATAACCGAAATGTATACTTTTTTTTCAAAAGATATATAATTGTCTAAAATCATTATATAATATAAATATATATAATGTTTACAAGTTTATATTTACAAACAACAAATCCTAAATTACTATTTAGAGATTTGTTTAGTAAAAATATTTTTACAAACATAATACTATCTGTTTTTTTTCATACCGCAGTTTATGTAGTATTTTTCAATTTGGCGTCCTATATATTCTTTGGTAAATCTTTAACAAATATTTGTAATTTTAGACTTACTGTATCTCTATTGCTAATAATGTTTTTTGGATTTTTTGCTAGATTTGCGCATGTAAAAGAAATTTATCATGCTTACGGAAATAATATGGAAAAAACAAGAGAACACTTAGATAAACTTTATATTGGTTGGATTTTTTTATCATAAAAATACGAACACTTGTTCACTACTATCCAAACTCTTTCTCAACCAGGAAACTATCAGTACGTTAGATCATTTTTTTAAGGAACTCCGTCACCCTCTCGCACTCGGCAACCCTAACCCCCGGTAACCCTGGTAACGCACATGTATCGCACCAGGACACCAATGTTCCTCTCCCTTCGTACACCCTCGTGAAAAAACACCCTTTCTATAGGGCATTCACGCGAAACGAGAAATAATCTATGGAGACCAGTGACAAAAAAGGACCCCTTATTCGGAGCCCTTTTTTGTTTTTGTTTTTGTTTTTGTTTTTGTTTTTGATTAAGCGACGACGACTTGGGTGTCTAGATGGAGTACCTTTTTCAAAGCATTGGTTTTTGCGGGATCTTGTTGGACAGGTTCGTCCTCGGATTCGGAGGAGGTATCTGACGCCCAACAATGTTTGCGCTTGGGTTTGGGGTCGGTGTTTTGCTTGATGTAGGCATTGAACGCCTCTACAGTGGCAATGACGGGAGTGACCTGTACGGCTTTGATAACAACAGGTCGCGCTGGAATGGTCATAAGGACGGTGGCATAGGATTGTTTGTCTGGCGTTTTCTTATGGATGACCATGGTAGAAATGGGAGTGACCTTGATGTCGGGTTTCTTTGGTTCGGGAGCAGATTCAGGGGGTCTGGATGGTTCAGGACGTGTCGCTGGTTTGGACTCGGGGCAATACTTGACGGTATGCCCTTTTTGCTTACAACAATGACAAGTGTTGCTTAACAAGGTGGGACAAACGACTTTACCGCGTCCGTTTTTGGTCTTGTGCGAGGTGTATATCTCTTCGGATTTTCCCGCATCCATACATACTTTACATGATTTTTTGTTTGATGACATATTTCGGTTTTGGAGTTTGAGTTTTGATGTGTTTTGTTTTTTAATTACTTATCTTTTTTATTAGTATTTTAAAATCAATTTTTTTATTTTTAATATAAGTTTTAAAAAAATTGAATATATTTTTTGCCTGGTATAAATATTCAACAAACTACATCAAACAACATCAAACATGAACATTCAGGACAAATATAACCAATTCCTCGCATACAAAGGAATTGACTACAAGCAACACCAGTATGACGGGTTGGAATGGTGCGCCTCCCGTGAGACGGGTAAAGCACCGCTACATGGGGTGCGTGGCGGATTCATCGCGGACGAAATGGGACTCGGCAAAACCATCATGACCATTGGTCTCATTGTGGTGAATTTCTTGGAATACCGACGCACGCTGGTGGTGTTGCCAAGCATACTGGTGGAACAGTGGGCACAAGAAATCTACCGCACCACAGGTCACGTCGCATTGATTTACCACGGGGTATCCAAACGCAAGATCACCAAAGAACGCCTGAATCGCGCACCCATAGTGCTTACCACCTACGGGATACTGGTGGGATCCAAACGCTCTAAAAAGGAAAACCTATTACACGCGGTTGAATGGGACCGGGTGATTTTCGACGAGGCTCACCATTTGCGCAATAAGAACTCGCGATTTTTGAGCGCCAAGAATTTAAAAGCGCGCTCCAGGTGGCTGATTTCAGGGACACCCGTACAAAACAAGATTAAAGATTTCTTCAACATGTGTAACATGCTGGGATTACCTGCGTCGTTTTATACGCACGCCGACAACCGCGAGGTGATACTGAGGGAATTCATATTGCGTCGCACCAAACAACAAGTAGGCATACAAATGCCTGCGATTGAAAGCATTACCAAGAATGTGGCATGGCAAAACGAGGAGGAGAAGAAATTCGCCAAAGACATTCACCAGGCAGTCGCCTATCCCAAGACCAAACTCAAGATGATGAATTATGCTCGTCAGACTTGTATATTACCAGCGATGATGACGAGCAAGGTGAGCTCATTGATTAACGACAGTCTGATTTACCCGGAACATTTTATGACGACAGCTACGAATTACTCATCCAAGATAGACGCACTTATTGCTGGACTGGTGGAGCGCCGGGATAACGGTAATGGCAAGATTATATTCTGTCATTATCGTCAGGAAATTGATGAGATTAAAAGACGCCTCATCATGGCGGGCTTTGAGAAAATCGTCATCTTTGATTCGCGGTTATCACTCGGGAAACGCATGAAACTATTGAATGAAACAGTGATTGAGGTACTTATTATACAAATCAAAACCGGTTCAGAAGGTTTGAATTTACAAAAGAATTTCAGCGAGATCTATTTCGTGAGTCCCAATTGGAATCCGGCGATTCAAGACCAGGCAATCGCCAGGTGCCACCGCATTGGGCAGACCAAGGACGTCCAGGTATTTCACTATATCATGGACTCGTTTGACGATGAAAACACCTTGATTACTATGGACAAGTATATCGATTTAGTACAAGAGGATAAACGAATCATCATTGAGGATGTGATTCCTCAATAAATTTTAAAGGACTTTTATAGTTGTAAATTTGTATCAAAGAGAGAAAGTTAGGGTTGCGCGCGCCCTTTTTCTCATTCTTTATCCACTAGGATTTCCTTCGCGACAGAACGTATGATTTTATTATAATTCTTTTGGGCTTTTTCTTTGTCGGTTTCACCCAAACTATTATCAATCATTTTGGTATATAGGTCACTCTTTTTACTAGTCGGGTCTTTGTATTCCGGGTTGGCTTTTCCCCAAAGCGACATTTGCTTGATATTCTTGTGTTCAATTGCCTTGATCGCTTTTATCATTTGCTCTTTATCCTGGTCTTTATGCCAGGCGTCGTTGTTTTTTACATGAATCACCTCCCTTTTTAAATCACTACAGTGAATCGGGCGTTTCGTTATATCTAACTTGTTTAATCCGTTCACTAATATGTTAGTGATCCCACCGCAATACCCTAGAGGTGCGAAATTCTCAAAATCGGTAAGGGTTACTATCAAAGATTCCAAGAAATCACTCAAATTCAGAGCGTCTTTACAGGTCTCATTCAAGAATACTTGGAGATTAAAATTGTTGTTTTGTGTTACATTATTACTATTCGTTGTGATGATGCTTCGTTCCTTACTCATCTCAAGCATTTGTTTGTTCTGTTCAATGATCAGTTCCTTGAATTCCTGGTTCTGTTTCAAAAGCTCAAGTATTAAATCCGTTGAGAATTGGTTGTTTTCTGGCGCGTGCTCTTCTACAGTAATTGTTATGTTTTCCGGTGTTGAATAGCACTTCTTTTTATGTCTTGATAATCCAGATTGGTGTTTATAAACATTACCACAACTACAACTAAATAAGGAATTTTTTGGCATTAAATTGTTATCATTTTTTACCATTTTGTTATCATTTTCATTTTTTAAGTGTTTCCGAGTAGTATTGTGTATTTTAAAGTTTGAATACTTACAGCATTTAAAGTCACAAATGTCACAATGATATATATGGGGTTTTTCGGCATTTTTCGGCATGAATTCGTTATCCATTTTTACCATAGTATGATAAAATAAAAATGCCTAAATCCTTTTTAATTAAAACTATAAAAATTATGCTCACAAAATTATGCTCTCGTGTATTTTTCCAGGAAATTTCCATGACAGCTTTATGCTCTAAACCGACCCAAAAAACCCTGTTTTTCACATGAATCCCTGGCATTTTCAAAAATGGACATACCAAAAATGTCCATTTTTACTTTTTCCAATTACTTTTGACTGAAAATTAGAATTTTTAGAATCCCATTCTTCGAATAATTATTTATCCACCAGGATTTCCTTAGCGATGGATCTTATGATTTTGTTATAATTCTTTTGAGCTTTTTCTTTGTCTGTTTCACCCAAGCTATTATCTATAAGTTTCGTATATAAGTCGCTCTTTTTACTAGTAGGGTCTTTGTATTCCGGGTTGGCTTTCGCCCAAAGATTCATTTGTTTGACATTCTTGTGTTCAATCGCCTTGATGGCTTTTATCATTTGCTCTTTATCCTGGTCTTTATGCCAAGTGTCGTTGTTTTTTACATGAATGACCTCCCTTTTTAGATCACTACAGTGAATAGGACGTTTCGTTATATCTAACTTGTTTAATCCATTCACTAATATGTTAGTGATCCCACCGCAATACCCAAGAGGTCCGAAATTCTCAAAATCTGTTAGGGTTAGTATCAATGATTCCAAGAAATCACTAAGATTCAACGCGTCTTTACAAGTCTCATTCAGAAATACTTGAAGGTTAAAATTGTTGTTTTGTGTTACATTATTACTATTATTAGTTATACCCCTATCTTTACTCATCTCAAGCATTTGTTTGTTTTGTTCAATGATCAGTTCCTTGAATTCCTGGTTCTGTTTTAAAAGCTCAAGTATTAAATCAGTTGAAAATTGGTTGTTTTCTGGTGCGTATTCTTCTACACTCATTGTTATGTTTTCTTGTTTTGAGTCGCACGTCTTTTTATGATACCATAAACTTGAGTGATGCTTATATGATTTTCCACAACTACATGTATAATTATTATCACTGATTTGGGGTAAATGGGGATTTTTTGTAGTATTTCCTGTAGTATTTTGTAGTATTTGCGTTTTTTTAGCATGTTTAGGTGTCATTATATGTTTTTCATAATCTTTTTTGTTACGTGTTTTGAAGTTACAACACTCGCATAAATATTTGGGGTTTTCTTGGGGTTTTATTGTAGTATTCATGTAGTATATTATACTACAAGAAAATCCCCTAAATCATTTTCCTTATAAACCTTTAAAATTATGCTCACAAAATTATGCTCTCGTGTATTTTTCCAGGAAATTTCCATGAGAGCTTTATGCTGTAAACGACCCTCAAAAACCCTGTTTTTCACATGAATCCCTGGCATTTTCAAAAATGGACATACCAAAAATGTCCATTTTTACTTTTTCCAATTACTTTTGTCTGAAAATTAGAATTTTCAAGATAAAACAAGGGCTTACCATAATTATCAATTTTTTTGAAACCCCGAAATATGGGACATCTTTTAGTATACCTTTTTGAATACCCTTTTTACCTTTTGAAAATAGGGGTCAATGAGAGAAATAGGGGACAACCCTAACTTACACCCCCGAATTCGCCCATTTGTATTTTGGGAAAACGCATTTGTTCAAAAACGGGGGTGCCATTTACGGCTATATGGGTGAACCATGGATATACCGCGAAACGAGAAATGAGTGAGGAAATACGGGTATCGCCGATGATTTTCCTACCGGGAATGCTGTAGGTGGCGGGGTTAGGGTTCGCCTCTTTGGACCTGGGTTGGAATACGCCCAGGAACACCATGGTTTCTCTCATGGGTTGTCTTTTTTGAAAGTAAAAAGGGGGAATAAACAAGTCAATAAATACATTACAACATCATTATATACTTGATTTATTGAGTTGTTGAATTATATCAAAGAGAGAAAACATGGGTCATTTATGAGTATACAAGGTCTTATTGACTTGTTGAATTGTTAGTTCTTATTCAAATGTTGAATTGTTTACACCATATACACTTGTTGATTTACTATGTAAAGAGAGAAACGCCGAAACGAGAAATCGCCGGTATTCTATGGAAATCGCCCATGTTTTTACCCTATGCGATTGTTGACTTATGCTATAAGGTAATACTGCGACATCTCTCGTGATACTTTATTTATATGTCGTTTTGTTTTATAATACAACAAGTATATATCTCATTCTTGTATTATGGCGAAACGAGAAATGAGTGACAATCTATGGAAATGAGTGACAAAAAGGTCGCATGATAAACAAGTCAACATATGGATATCTACTTGTTGTTTTATAATACAACAAATGGATATCTACTTGTGCGTTTCTTTTATTTACTTGTTTTATTACTATTTAGATGTTGAATTGTTATTTAGATGTTGACTTGTATAAAACAACATCTTAACGGACTTAGCATTTTTTGGCACTCATTTTTTAGGGAAAATCTTGGAAAAATCATCTCTCCCTTGTTTTCAGTGCGTTCAAAAAAAAATTGAAAACTTTTATTTCCAATCAAATCATTTTACTCAAACAAACCAAACAAAGCAACAAGCAAACAACAACAAAACAACAAAGCAACAATGTCATCAATTTCTAAAATCGTTAACATCTTAAGTGCCAAGTACGGATTCGACATCAAGGAAGCTACCGAACATGTCAAAGCCGAAATCCAAGCCTACAAGAACCTAACCAAGGAAGAAAAGGATGCCATCAAGGAAGCCGAAAAGCAAGCCAAAGCGGCTGCCAAGGAAGCCGCCAAGCAAGCCAAGGAACAAGCCAAGGCATTAGCCAAGCAAGAGCGTGAAGCCAAGAAAGCCGAAAAAGCCAGTAAGCCTAAGAAGGAACGCACTCCAGCACAAGAAGCAGCATTCCAAAAGATGATTGCTGCCAACAAGGCAAAGCGTGAAGCCAAGTTAGCTGCCCTTGAACTTGGTGAAAACGTAGTCGTCTCTACTGAAGCACCAGTCAATGACGAAGCATACCAAGCTGACATGAACGCCAAATTTGAACAACATGAGGCTGCCGAGAAAAAGGTCAAGAAGGAAAAAAAGACCAAGAAAACCGCTGAAACCGTTGAAGTCTCTACCTTGTTACCACCATTGATTCAAGAGGAAGCACCTGTTGAGAAAAAGGTCAAGAAGGAGAAAAAGTCCAAGAAACCTGTTGAGGAATCATCAGATGACAAGATGTTGGCGGTATTTGATAACTTATAAACTTATAAAAAAAAATAAAAAAATAAAAAAAGGTAACTCTTATAGGGTTGCCTTTTTTTACATGTCTTGCTTTTTTTCGCCCTTCTTGAAAAAAAATTGAAAACTTTTTATTCCAATCAAATCATTTTACTCAAACTAATCTAACTAACGCTACAAGCAACAAACCAACAAAACAATGTCAAGTATTACTAAAATCGTTAACATCTTAAGTGCCAAGTACGGTTTCGACGTCAAGGAAGCAACTGAACATGTCAAAGCCGAAATCCAAGCCTACAAGAATTTGACCAAGGAAGAAAAGGATGCCATCAAGGAAGCCCAAAAGCAAGCCAAAGCCGCTGCCAAGGAACTACTTAAATTAGCTACCAAGCAAGCCAAAGCCGCTGCCAAGCAAGCCCAAAAGCCTAAGGCGCCACGCGCGAAAGCACCTGCCAAGGAAGCCCAAAAGCCAGAAAAGAACAAGTATTTCGTAACCTTTCACAACAAGTCAAAACAAATGGATGCGGAGGACATTTCTTTGATTCAAGAGGACTACAAATTAGAATTCGTTTTCCAAGTTGAGCAAATCACCGATGTCGAGATTGTTCCGCTTTGCGCCTCCAATTTATCGGATTATGCCAAATTTGTCAAGAAACACGCAGATGATATTGATGATAATGAATTTGATTCTATCTGGTTCTGTTATGAAACACCATCTCAAATGAATTATACCTTTCTATTTCACGGCGAAGAGTACCAAGTCAAATTTCATATTGTCGAAAAATAAAAATAAAAAAATAAAAAAGGGGGCGACCAACCCTCTTTTTTAACGCCAGTAACACTAACCCTAACCCAGGTTCGGCATTTTTCATCTCTCTTTTTTTTCGCTGCATCTCTAAAAAAATTGAAATGCTTTTTCTCTCCTTGTATTCTTTTACCCAAACAAATCAAAACAAAAGCTACTAGCAAAACAAACAACAAACAACTAAACTTTAAAATGACATCAATGAGTATCACTTTAAACATTCTTCTTGGTCAAGACCAATCACCACGTTCAACTGGTAACTTAACTGTTCTTACGAATCCATTAGTTTC